TAGTTTCACAGTCAACCCGCAAGCCTTGGTAGATTGGTATCGCGCCTCGTGTTCTGTCGTTTCTGAATTTGCCTCCCTGCGCCCCCATCCATATCGTCCCACCCCTGCGTGAGTCAGTAGATAAACAGCCACTCCCATAGTCAGACAAGATGCCTCGGTCACCCTGTCCGTAACCTGTGCTTGTGAACTCAAATGTATTGTCAGGACGCACAAGCCCGAGGACATTTGGTATCTTGTCGTAACGCCGACATGTCCATGTCCCATCACTGTTCTGATGCGCGTGAAGTCTAGACACGCCATCTTTCAGTTGCTTGTCATGCTCCTGCTTTGTCAAGGACACATATGTGTAGCGATCACCATGCACGATAGAGAACACACTCTCTCCGTTCTCCTCTCCAACAAGAAAGTACTTGGTGTTCTGTCTGCGGTTACCAATAGGAAATCTATTTAGCGACCCACGAAAGGGTGAGACGCTATGTGCGATGTTGTTCAGTCTTTTGTAGTTCAGTGCTTGCATTACTTTTCTCCTTTAGCTTTTGCTTCTGCTCTTTCTTTTCTATGCCACCACAACCATGTGGTCTCATCTTTATCCTCAAGGGCTTCTTCAAACGCATACTGCACGTTCCTTTGTAGGTCTTGCAGTTGGTCATGGCGTATCACTTCAAACGCCTCATTGGGGCGACATTTCTCTGCCGCCGCCCACACTTTCTTCCAACCTTTATCCCAATCGGTCATGTCGAACCACCCAAGGTATCCATGTACACCTTCTTCAAAACCCACAAGGTAGAACCGCACTGAGCCGTTCTTGTGTGGGATACCACCTTCTTCACTCATCCAGTCGTTGCTTGCAGTCATTGCTTTCTCCTTGTAGTCTGTCTAGTTCAATTAATACTTGTCGCCACATGTTGGGGATTTGCCCCTCTTGTAATTTCTCCAACGCATACAGATGCGCAGAGTCAGGTCTTGTCTCCAAAAGGTTTTCTGCTATCTCTGTAATGAAGCGGTACTTCATACGCTCTTGTCCTTTCGAGTCAGCGACTGCGTATGCAGTTGTAGTTACCTGCATCCACAGTGAATCAGTCATCACCAAACATTACCTTCTTGCCCACAGGCGGCACAAAGTCTTTGTGTTGGGTAACCATCCACAGGGTTGGGTCAGTAATCTTCCAGTCGATGTCACTCTCTACATACCCGTCAGTGAACACCAATACACACTCGGCCTTGACCTTGTTCTTAACGATGTAGTCGCTGACGCATGAGACATGAGTTCCCCCGCCGCCCATTGGCTTGAGCAACTTGGCAATGTCGGAGTAGTTGTCCTTAAAGACTTGCTCACCATGCACCTCGGTATCCCACCAAAGAACACGAACGACCTCGGGCTGACACAGGTCGCAAATTGAGACCAGTTCGGTAGCGAACTCGGTTATCTGTTCACTGCCTATCGAGCCTGATGTATCGATAGCTACAACAATCTCGCCGATGCTCTCGTTCTCCACGCTTGGCAAGTAGATGTCATTAGCCATGTGCCGCTTGTTCATGCGCCGCCATGTGAACTCATCGTTACCCTTGGTTGTTGAGGACACGAACTCACGCAACGCCTCACGCCAATCGATCTTGGGTTCTAGCAACTCAGAGATTGCTCTAGGAATCTTTGCACCCATGCGACCCGCAAGCATCCCGCCTTCACGCAACGCTTTGTCGATGCCATCGATTACTTCCTTGGCTTGCTCGGCAGTTAGCTCACCCATGAAGTCATGCTCATCTAGCTGAGAGATGTCATAGGTCTTGCCGTTGACTGTTACTGTGTCTCCGTCACCATCACCGTCATCGTTAGATTGTGTCCCACCCGATGGTGGGGGATTACCTTGGCCCTTACCGCCTTCACCCTTACCACCCTTGCCACCCTTGCAGTTCTTCTTGAGATAGTTGTATACCTCACGCATAGACCAATCGTGAAACATCTCATCGTATACAGCGCCATCAGGCAACTCGACAATGCGCTCTTGCGTACCCGCCACTACGCCATCGATACAGGTGATGATGTCGTTGACAACAAAGTCAGCCGCTAGGTTAGCCATCTTGTGGTTCTCCAAGAACATGGCTCGGCCGAACACGACTTGCTTCAAGGCTACATGGAGATTCTCATGGAGGATGAGACCTCGTACCTTGGGTTCGCTGACGATGCTCTCCAAGAACTTACGCCCATACTTCTTGTTCACCCCATCGGTGTAGGCAGTAGGCACATGTTCCTCAACAGCAGATGTTCCCATCAACATCACGCCTGAGTACAGTGCGGTTTGTGGGTGCTTCATAAGCGTGACATGTCCACGCTTGATTCGGGTTTCTTGCTTGCTCATCATGGTCTCCAGTAAAAAACATCTAACAGAACTACGATCATCCCCAACAGCAGGGCGAACGCTCTCGCCAGCTTCTCGTATCGAGTAAACATACAATCTCCTAATTAGTTACCCACGGTATCGTGGGATTAAGTTTTAAAACAACTCGTGGTTGTTTTTCGCCCACTCAGCGATCTTGGCGTTATTGCGAGCCAAGCGGATGGCCTTTGTGTTACGCATCATCATGGTGAAGAACACGCCTTGTACCTCGGACGATGGGATACGCTCAACGAACGCCATGAACTTGGTCAACTCATCTTGTGTCGCCAACACATCTACTGCCTGAAACATGATCATCAACTGCGCGCTAATGTCTTTGGGCATCGCCACATCTTCTGGGTTCTTGATGATCGTAGACACATCGACCAATGATTTCTCCATCGAGATGAACGCCGCCATGTCAGCCGCAAAGGACGCACCGACAGTACCCGCCAACGCCACCTTCATGCCGTTCTCTGTCATGTTGTCACGGTTACGCACGATCACATCGGCCTTCGCCAACGAACGAGGGGACACGAACGATAAGGAACTCATAGATGGTTTGAAGATGTATGGGTTGTCGTTCTGATCTCCTGTGGTGTATGACGCCAAGCAACGAGGGAACATGGACACCGCCGCACGAATGACACGAGACACACGAGCCTGTATCTTGTCGCCAATCGTCACTGTTTGACCCGCCCACTCAAGCCACTCGTTCACATTCGGCTTTGCCATGCGCATGATGCAGACACGATTACCCGCATGGGCAAGCATCGAGTCACCCACGCCGTCACCCGCATTGTTCGATGTTGCGAAAACTTGCGACCCACGGGGCAGTGGCTTGTCACCTACCATTCGCTCAAGAAACAATCTAGTGAAGATAACCTGCAATAGCTTAGGCGACTTCATGAACTCATCAGCCAAGATAACCTTAGGCTTGGGGTCGTTCAGATTGAAGAGCGCCGAGACATAGTACTCAAGCGTCTGCGTACTGTGGTTGGGTATGGTCATGCCAATGTCGGACATGTCCTTGACAGGGCAGTCGATGTAGATGTAGTCGTACTTGTCACCTGCGATGCCCGTACCATCGGCGGGACTGCGCCACTTGTCGCCGTTGTCTTCAGCGATCATAGCCAACAGGGATGTCTTGCCACACCCGGGTTCTGACTGTATGACAGGCGTGATTTCTGAAGCTATTAGGGGAATGATCTTGCGCAGTTCGTTGATTGAAACTGTATCGACTGTTTGGACTTTAGCCATGATTAATTACTTTCTTTACTGAGGTTAGACTAGGTTAAGATAACTTCAGACGCACTGGAATGCGCCGAACTTGCCGAGGATACTGTCAATATCCTCCTTCACTGCATGGCGCACCGCATCGGACTCTCGAATGTCCTCTGCCGTCACACCACTCAATGCTTTCTCCAACGATGCTCTGGCTTGCTCCAGCTCGGGATCACCGCTTAGATTGAAGCCTTTGAATGTGTCGCACATCTCCTTGGCTTTCTGAATTGTTGTGTCGTAGATTTTGCGTTTCTTGGTCTTGGTTTCTCCAGTGTTATCGTCAACGCCGGTTTCGTCAACCCCACAGCAATGACTGATCGACTTCATAACTTCAATGAACCTTGTTTGCTGCTCCACCATCACATGGGACACTATTTGCTCGGCTTGCTTGCTGTATGTCGCAAACAAGTCTTCAGCGATGTCTGACGCAATGCCGCAGCGAAAGTCACTCATCGGCACTTCCGACACGAATAGCTGAACGCCGAACTTAGATACCAGTTGCTCTTTAGCGGGGTAGTCATTGCGGTCGAACATGTCACCCATGCCACCTGCATTGAACGCCATGTCAGAGACAATCCCGTCATAGGACGCGATGAAGTCAACAAGCAAGGTACTGAATGCAAGCTGATGTGCGTGGTACTCCTGCTTGAACTTGGGGATGTCTACGCTCGGCAGTAGGTCTTGCGAGTTGTTCCACCGATAGGTGCGCCGCTTGACCCAGTTGTAGATTGTTTGGCGGTAGTTGACGATGGCTTTGTGCTTGGGGTGATCGGCTAAGAGATTCTTAACATATCGACCTGCTCTCTTGTCGGCATTCTTCGATGTAGTGACCTCATTGCTGATGACACGATCTTGCTTGGTTGCTGACCATACATTGACATCCACGCTCACGAGGACTGCTGATGATGCGAGACTGATGAGGTGCTCGGGTTTGTGTAATTCCATAACGCTCTCCTTTGGTTGAAAACAAATTCCACTGATGCGTGGGACACTAAACAGCGGGGAACTCAGAACGTTTCCCAACTATCATAAGTATAACACAACTTGACTTATGAGTCAAGGGGTTTGCTCAAGTTTTTTCTGTAAGCGGCTTGTATTGATTCTCTAGCCGATACATAGCTTGCAGAACTGCTAACCAGAACTTACGCCCTGAGTCATGACTGTCGTAGGCGAACGCATGATCTGTCGCACGCGCATACGGCGTGTAGTTGCTGTGCTTGTACATACTGAGCATGCGTTTAGCGGTTTCTTCGTGGTCGTTCATCTGTGTAGCCCTCCCTTGTTGTTGATACCCTTGAGGTCGCTCATGTCTGTGATGAGCATGTAGTTGCTCTTGTGCATGGGCGCAATAGTCCACGATTTCCTTGCTTCCTTGGCGAGCATCTCCCCGCATGGGAGACACCACTTGTAACCAATAGCCCACCTGCCAGTGGGATACTCTTCGCCGCATTGCCTACACTCTGGTCTATGAATGTTGTCAGTCATGTTGTTCCCTATCTACTCGTTATGTGTTTCACTCAAAGTCAAGTCCTATCGGAACGAGACTACTTAAAATCTTCCTCTTGCAGTGGGGGCAACTCCATCGCCTCGTTGACCATGAACCACACATCGCGCAGAGACTCCATATCCTCAGAGCCAGTGCAAGGTGCTCCATAGCCAGTCGGGTTGCCTTTGTTGTCGTAGCAGACTTCTTGTAGACAATACCAATCCTCGCCGCCGTTCTGGCTCTTGGTGTTGACAATCCTGTAGTTCCAAGTAAAGCTGCCGTCATCTTCTTCAAACATAACCATTCTCCTGTAGTGCATGGGCTACGACACCCATAGTTTTGATGCGGTACTTGTTCTCTTGGCCCTCATGTGCATCACCCTGCATGCAGATGTGCATCTCGTAGTCGGCTGTGTCCCGATGGTCATACAACGCCAAGGGTTTGCCGTTGCACAGAAGCAAGAACATGGTGCGTCCTGCTTGGTTGGCAATCTCGATGTCGATTGCAATGTCTTTCATGCGTCCCATAATGATCTCCTAGTTAATGACCCACTTACCCGTGGGTGCTCAGTTGAATGAATGATTAGAGAATGTCGTAGCCAGTCAAGTACTGGAACGACTCGACCTCGGTCATGGCAGAAGTGATTGTCAGACCCTCATGCTCATCATCGATGTCATCGAACTCATCGAAGCCGTATGCACGATCGAGGAACTCAAGGTTCTGCAAGAGCCGCGTATCAACACGGCAGTCCGTGGCTAAGTAGTCATCCACGCCATCGTGGGTATTGACATTGCGCTGACGGGGCGTGGTGAGACGCAGAGTCTTGCGAACTGCGCGGGGCGTGGCTTGCATCCATGCCGTAGGGTCTGACTGTCTGTCAGGTAATGCTGTCATAAACGATATCATCATTTCCATCTCCTTGTGGTTCCTGCAAAGGACACCGATTGGTTGAAACAAAACCCACGCATGCGTGGGATGCTATTTAGAGTTGGAGCCAAGACGCCTCCCTACTCAGACTCAAGTATACCATAACTTTACATTTGAGTCAAGCAGTTAATAAAGAAAGTAATTCAGGATGGTGATCTTGCATAGACCCCGCTTTTCTCGTAAGGCTGTTTTTGCTTGAAGAGTTCGTCACCTTTCAATCCTCTGCGGTAGCGCATACGCAATGTGTCGTACGGAATTTCTAGGTAGATTGACCATTGACGCAATGTTTTGGATAGGGCGTCATGCGTGATGATGTCTGTGGACTGGGACTTGATGGGCTTGAGCAGCATAGGGAAAACCTCCGTTTTGATATAGAAGTGTTCATTATATTCTAATTGTTCAATGTGTTCAAGGACTATTTTGTTTTTGTTCTACCGTTCTGGTCTGTTCTACTTTTGATACTATGCTTATAGAACGGAAAATGGGGGGTCAAAACGCTGTAAGTTGTTGATTTCATTACTTATTTATTTATTTAAAATATGTTTGTACTGTTGTTCTACAGAAAAGAGGTATATGCTCCTCTTTTTTGATGTTTTTTCTGCATTGGCTGGGCAGCCTCCGTCCTTTGCACTTTTCTCAAAAACTGGGCATACTCCGCAAAATCGTAGTACAAATAGAACAAAACCTCTGCAACCCGCATGGATGCTCAGTTTTCTTGTTCTATTGCGGTACACTAAAAGGTGTTTTGTTCTACTAAAAAATAGAACAAGCCGCTCAGCCTATCAGTTCTGAAAACGGTAGGCGATGCAACACTCATTTTTGACCCTGTCAGTTCTGAGAACGGTAAGCGATGCGATGAATTCCACGCATGCGTGGGACGCTAATTAAGCTCCTTGTCCATGCTTTGCGCGCCCTCTCGCGCGCGTCGAAAAATAACTGGTCTCAAAATGGCGGGACGAAAAAAAGCCCCTGACCATTTCTGATCAGGGGCGTCATGTACAACAGTTTTATTTGTTGTATGTCATCCAAAAGGATTTCACAGCAAGGGTGAACTTGGCGCTGTTGGCGGTGGTGTCACCCTTTGCTTGTTTCACTTTCACCGATTTTTCCTGTGCTTCAAAGGCCTTGAGCATAGACTGTGCGAAATCTAGAGTAGTCCTAGATGACCCGTCCGATTTATTGATCAGGCGTTTTGCCGATCGTTTGAGATCACCTAATCGGTTAGAACAATAATCCGCCACATCATCCCGAATGACCTTGATGATGCTGTGCAGGGCAGGGTTTGTGTTTTTCATTTTGCCGAATTCCTGCGATGAATAGGCAAAGGCATAAGCCACACCAACATCGATCTTTTCGATCTTTTTATTCTGCACTTGTTCAGGCGTTGCTAACACATAGTGATCATTGATCACAGCGTACATTGTGGCGGGTTTACGCTCGCTGTAACGCATACGATACCCGTCATACAAGGCGTCCTTTGCTTCGCTTGGCACATCCTCGGGAAACCCTGTGATGTTGTCCAATGCGAACTGTGCTTGGGTTTCTAAGGTGTCACCCGTTTTAGCTTGTTGATAACCTAGATCCTTGAGCGATGAAATTGTCATGATGTTGTCCTCTAAAGTTGATGAAATATCGCCTAGTTGTTTTCTAAGCGATGATGTATAGTGGCACAATCTAGGGGCTTAAGTAAAGTTCCACGGGGGGATGGGACGCTATTCAATGGCCTTGCCAGCCACGCACGCACTCCCGCGCGCGTCGAAAAATAACTGGTCTCAAAAAGCACAGGCGAAAAAAAACCCCACAGACCTTTCGATCTGTGGGGCTAGCTAATTACTTAGCGTCTGAGTGTTTCCACTTCACCATGAAGGCTACCTTCGCCTCATTGAATCTCTTAGAGTCAGCCGTAGCGTCATTTCGGCTCTTGGCTGTCTTCAGCCTAGTTGGAGCTGACTCTTTAAACCACTCTTCAACAAACTCAGCAAAGTCCTTGTTAGCGGTACGCTGACGCTCTTTACCCTCATTGAGAAGCTTCGTAGCCGCTCTTTTCAAGTCACTCAGCCGATTCGAGCAGTAGGTAGAGCATAGCTTCCTAATCTCCCTTATCAAAGCGTGGAGGGCTGGGTTAGTGTTAGCTAACTTCCCAAACTCTTGTGATGAGTAACTGTAGGCGTAGGGCACTCCAATGTTGATTTTCTCAACATTGTCGGTCTTCTTATGCTCTTCGCTAGCGAGTACATAGTGACCGTTTATCACTGCATAGCAGACTGAGGGTTGAAGCGTGTCAAACTTCATGCGATAGCCTTCGTAGAGCGCATCTTTTGCCTCAGTGGGCACTTCTTTTGGGAAGTCCTTAATCTGGGCTAAGGCGTAACGAGCTACTGACTCCAAGGTCTGGTATGCACCGGCTTGCTGAAAGGCTGAGTCCTTCAGTGAAGTGAAGGTCTTAGCGGTTGCTGATAATGCCATACCAGCGTCTAACAATGCTACCGTAGTAGCTTCTAACTTTGACTTTGTAGCCATGTTCAAATCTCCATAAAATGAACGGTTTGATAAAACACTGAATCAGCGGAACTGCTGAATCAGTGAGGTAATAATGCCATAGTGGAGGGTCTTAAGTAAAGTTTCACGAGGGGATGGGACTCTACTTAGCGGCCTTGTGACTCGCACGCACTCATACGCGCGACGGAAAATAACTGGTATCAATAGGAGAGGCCGAAGCCCCTCCTATTACTAACTGCGCATTGCCCTAGCTAGAGACCTACCAATCATGGCCCGAACGTGGAGCACATCAGCGTGCTTGTCTGGGTCTTCCTCCTTTAGCTTGGCCAAGTCCTCGGGGTATAAACCCATACAGTACATGATGTGCTCGATGCCATACTTAGAGTATGTATCGCCGGTGAAAGGGGCCGAAGCCCCGTCCTTCATGCTGCCTCCTTCAGCGCTAGTATTGACCATGTGACTACTACTGTTCCCCACATGGTAGCGCCGAGGTACAACCACATGCCTTGTGGGATCAGACCATAGAGGCCAACACCTAGTGTCACTGTACCGATGATGGCCGTGAGGCCGAGGTATACATTATTCATATCAAGCTCCTTGGATTAGTTTCGCAGTTACTAAAGAGTAACCATCTATTGCTAGCGTTGCCCTGATACATGCTATGGCGTGTTCAGTATCTCTGACTAGACGTACACTCATTACGCCGCCCCATTGATGTCCATCAGAGTCTTTAAAGGTGATGGTAAAAGACATATCAATCTCCTAGAGTTAAAGAAGAGGGGCCGAAGCCCCTCGATGGTTAGCGGTAGTAACGTACCGCGATGCGTTGACCAAACACGTTGGTGACCTTGCTGAACTGCTGTCTTGCTACAGCCAGCTTGCGACTATGCAACCACACCCACTCCAGTGCGCCAGACTTAGTCCATGTCTTATGCACTGATGCACCAGACGGAAGGTACACCGAGGCGGTGTAGATACCATGGGTACGAATCCACTTACGTACTGCTTGCATGATCATGTCAATCTCCATATCTGCATTGCACTATTGCCCTGCATTGAATACAGATTACCGTAAACAGGGGGCATAAGTAAAGTTTGGCAAGGGGACGCCCCCCCCACCCCCCACCCCCCAAGCCCTGCAATGGGTCCCCCCGCATACCCCATACCCCCTAACACGCACAAATAACTCTATATTTTTTCCAAACTCCACCCGAATTACACAGGACCTTTTATTCAAACAGGTGTCATCCCTGACTAATTACACAGCACCTACACGCAAACGATTACCCCAAAACGCCATACATCCTGTCCAACCTGTCCAATTACACAGAACCTTTATCCAAAACAGGTGGCAAGCCCGGCAAGCCCCCCTCCAATTACACACCCCGGTCCTTCCGAAAATATATTTTATGTAAAGTAAAACACGGACCGACTGCTGGGTGTAATTCGCAAGAACCTAGCATCCATGCGGGTTTTCAGCCGATTAGGTGTGGCTAGCCGCTGCACCTTATTGCCATTTCAATCCCTTTCTAAAGTACCCCCACCCCCTGTCCAAATTACACACGACCGTCGATCCTTGGACTTCTTGGACACCCCCCCCGGGTAGGATTCCTAACCTCCCCTTGCGCAAAGATATATTTTTCTGTTACATTTAAACTAACTGCCGAAGGAGCCTTCGCTGACATGGACCAGATAATGCCGCATATCGAGGAGAACATTCCTCTGCCACAGAACGCAAAAGAGGCGTTCCCCGATCTATCACCTGCCGAAGAGTTGCAGATGCGGGCCAATGTCATCAAGCTAATGTCTGACCTTACAGGTCAGCAGATATCCCCTACTAAAGACAACGCAGATCAAGCTACAGAACTAGCTCGTAAGATGGCGCAAGACCCCAAACATAGACCAGAGTTTGCTAAATATCCCAACGAAACATTAGCGTTTCTTGCGGGTATGGTTGCGCAGATGAACGTGTCTATTGTTGAAGAGCTGTCCGACTTCAAGCTGTACGTGGTCAACAAGCTCGTGCATGAGATTGAGCATGCACGTGACCCCAAAGCACGCCTTACTGCCATAAGAAACTTAGGTGAAGTAGATGGTGTAGACGCATTCAAGAAACGCACAGAGATTACACACAAGATCATGACTGCCGAAGAGGTAGAAAAAGAACTTCTAGAGACTTTAGAAAGTCTAGAAAGTAAGGTCATCGACGTTGAAGCTCGTGAAGTGATAAAGAATGAGTCAAACACTGACACCTGAAGCTATTTTTAAGCTGCGACAAGCCTTGCCGGGCATGCCTGACAAGCAGAAAAGACGCACGCTTGATCTGTTAAAACAGTACGACGCTGGCATGACCCAGAGCATGGGTAAGGAGAGCTTCCTTGACTTCATTAACCACGTCTACCCGGGCTATAAAGTTGGACCTCACCATCTCAAACTTATTCAAATCTTTGAGGATATTGCTGCTGGCAAGAAAAAACGAGTCATTGTTAATATTGCTCCACGACATGGTAAGTCTGAGCTCATATCCTATCTTGCGCCCGCATGGTTTCTCGGTAAGTATCCTCAGAAAAAAATTATCATGGGGTCTCACACGGCAGATCTGGCTGTTAACTTTGGCCGTCGCGTGCGTAACCTCGTTGGATCGGAAGCGTATAAGGGAATATTTCCGCAAGTAGAGTTGCAGTCCGACTCTAAATCTGCTTCACGATGGGGGACAAACTTCAATGGCGAATATTTTGCTATCGGTGTTGGAGGCGCTCTTGCTGGTAGGGGTGCTGACTTGTTTATCATTGATGATCCTCACTCTGAGCAAGAAGCTAAAACAGGTAGGCCAGATGTTTTCCTACCTGCTTGGGAATGGTTCCAGTCTGGCCCTTTGCAGCGTCTTATGCCGGGAGGCGCAATCATTATTGTGATGACTCGTTGGTCCAAATTGGACCTGACGGGCATGATAGTGCAGCAAACTGAGCGAAATGAAGACGTCGATGCGTGGGAAGTGGTTGAGTTCCCAGCAATTAAAGAGGATGGAGAGGCGCTTTGGCCTGAGTTTTGGCCCGTAGAGGAATTACTTTCTAAAAAAGCTGCATTGGATGTGCGTTATTGGAATGCGCAGTACATGCAGCAGCCCACTTCTGAGGAAGGGGCGCTAATTAAGAGGGAATGGTGGAAAATTTGGGAGAAAGAAGACCCTCCCGAGTGCGATTTCATCATTATGTCGCTCGATGCCGCACAAGAAGCTAACAACAGGGCTGATTACAACGCTCTGACCACTTGGGGCGTGTTTTTTAACGAAGAAACGAACAACTTCGCCATTATTTTGTTGAATGCGATTAAAAAGCGGATGGAATACCCAGAACTTAAGAAGATGGTGCTTGAGGAGTACAAGGAGTGGGAGCCGGATGCGTTCATGGTGGAGAAGAAATCCAACGGATCGGCGCTATATCAAGAGTTTAGGCGCATGGGCGTGCCTGTAGGAGAGTTTACGCCGGGCAAAGGGCAGGACAAAATAGCAAGGGTAAACGCGGTGTCCGACTTATTTGCGTCAGGCATCGTGTACGCGCCCGATCGGCGGTGGGCTAAGGAAGTAATAGAAGAGTGCAATGACTTCCCAGCTGGTACTAACGACGATTTGGTGGACTCTACAACCCTTGCACTGTTAAGATTCCGGCAAGGTGGGTTTCTACGCCTTCCGACAGATGAACCGGAAGATAATTTTTTAAAGCCATATCGCAAAAAAGCCGCATACTATTAAGAACTTGTATGACTACACAAAAGTTTATGGGACGTAATCAGTTAGTTGACCGCCTTGCGGCGCAGGTCGGCAACAAAGACACGGCGATTGCCATACTTAAAAAACGTGGGCACATGACCGAAAGCGGGGCACTAACAGTAGCAGGACAAAAACGAAACATGATGACCGCTGAAGAACGAGCAAAAGATCGCGCAGCAAAAAGTAGCGGACACCCCGCAAAAGATTTTAAATATTTAGCCCAGACAAACAGGGCAACTTTAAAGGGTAAATGATGGCTACAAATATGGATAAATCTCTGTATCAAGCACCGCAAGGACTCGACCAATTGGGGCAAGATGCGGAGCCAATTGAGATTGAGATTGAAGACCCTGAAGCGGTACGCATTAAAGCAGGGGATGTGGAAATTGAGATCGAGCCAACAGAAGACGATGACGAGTTCAGTAAGAACTTGGCCGAGGATATGCCCGACAGTGTTCTTGCCACCCTTGCCAGTGAGTTAATTGCAGACTATGAGGCTGACGTGTCTGCACGTAAAGACTGGGTGCAGACCTATGTGGATGGCCTAGAACTATTAGGCTTGAAGATTGAAGAAAGAACAGAGCCTTGGCCCGGCGCTTGCGGCGTATACCACCCGCTATTGACTGAAGCAGTTGTGAAGTTCCAAGCTGAGACCATGATGGAGACGTTCCCTGCGTCTGGCCCTGTCAAGAGCAAGATTATTGGCAAAGAAACTATTGAGAAAAAAGAAGCAGCGGAGCGGGTTCAGGAAGACATGAACTACCAGCTTACTGACGTGATGAAAGAGTACAGGCCTGAGCATGAGCGCATGCTCTGGGGTCTGGGCCTTGCTGGTAATGCGTTCAAGAAGGTGTACTACGACCCAGCATTCGGTCGGCAAGTATCTATGTATGCGCCAGCAGAAGATGTGGTCGTGCCTTACGGTGCTTCAAGTCTTGCCGATGCAGAACGTATCACGCACGTCATGCGCAAGAACCCAAACGACTTGAAACGCTTGCAGCATGAAGGCTTCTACCGCGATATTGATCTGGGTGAACCTACTCAGACAATGGATGAAGTAGAGAAGCGTATTGCGGAGAAAATGGGCTTTCGCGCAACACAAGATGATCGGTTTAAATTACTGGAGATGCAGGTTGATCTAGACCTTAAAGGCTATGAACACAAAGATGAAGATAGCGGCGAAGAGACAGGTATTGCCCTTCCATACATCGTTACGATTGAGAAGGGTACAACAAACATCCTTGCGATCCGCCGCAACTGGGAACCGGATGACAAACTTAACCAGAAACGCACGCACTTCGTTCACTACGGTTACATTCCCGGCTTCGGTTTTTATAATTTTGGCCTTGTCCACCTTATTGGTGCTTTTGCTAAATCTGGTACTTCTATTCTTCGTCAGTTGGTTGACGCTGGAACTCTATCTAACCTCCCCGGAGGTTTTAAGACTCGAGGACTACGTACCAAAGGTGACGACACCCCAATCTCCCCGGGCGAGTTCCGTGATGTAGACGTTCCTAGCGGCTCGATGCGTGACAACATCATGCCCTTGCCGTACAAGGAACCATCACAGGTCTTGGCGGCGCTGCTCAACCAGATCATTGAAGAAGGCCGCAAGTTTGCTGGTGCTGTGGAGTTGCAGACATCGGACATGTCCGCACAGGCTCCCGTGGGCACGACTCTGGCCATCCTTGAGCGTCAGCTCAAAACGATGAGTGCTGTTCAGGCTCGCATTCACTACTCAATGAAACAAGAGTTCAGGCTCTTGAAAGTAATCATCCGCGACTATACGCCGCCTACGTACAGTTACGAGCCGATTGATGGCGGGCGGCGTGCGAAGCAGTCTGACTATGACATGGTCGATATCATCCCAGTGAGTGATCCGAACGCTGCGACGATGGCTCAGAAAGTTGTTCAGTATCAGGCTGCGTTGCAGCTTGCGCAGACGGCTCCACAGTTGTACGACTTGCCGCTTTTGCATCGTCAGATGCTCGATGTGCTAGGTATCAAGAACTACCAGAAGCTTGTTCCGATGAACGATGACATGAAGCCTCGTGACCCTGTTACAGAGAACCAGAACATGCTCAATAACAAGCCTGTTAAAGCGTTCCTGTATCAAGATCATCAAGCCCACATTGCTGTTCACATGGCTATGGCTCAAGACCCTCGTATCCAACAGATGCTGGGACAGAATCCTCAATTGGCGCAGCAGCTTATGGCTGCGGGTTCGGCGCACGTTGCTGAGCATTTGGGTATGGAGATGCGTAAGCAGATGGAGCAGGCTATGGGCCAGACGCTTCCTCCGTACAACGAAGATGCGGACGAAGTTGAGATGTCTCCAGAGATGGAGGTTCGGGTGTCTCAGATGGCTGCGCAGGCTGCACAACAGCTCTTACAGCAGGCTCAGCAACAGGCTCAGCAGCAGAAGAACAAGCAGATGCAAGAAGATCCGCTTATCCAGTTGCAACAAGCTGAGCTTCAGCTTAAAGGGCAAGATTTGCAACGCAAGGCAGCTAAAGATCAAAGCGATGCGGCTATCAAGGCAGCGCAGTTGCAGGTCGAGCGGGATCGCATCAATGCGCAGCAAGAGACTGAAGGCGCAAAAATGGCAATGAAGATGCAAGCTGATAAACAGCAGCAGGATCACACGCATGAGCAAGCTGGCTTCTCGACGGGTATGGACATGCGCAAGCACCAGATGATGCTGGAGAACCAGCGAGAGGTGGCGCGGATGCAGGCTGAAGTTAGGGCCAAACAACAGAGACCGAATAAGGAAGACTGATGTACCAGACTAAACAAGCTTTAGACCTTCTGGTCAAACAAATTGACGCAAACGTCAGACAAATCGAGGATGACTTAGGAGCCAAATCTGCTAAGTCTTACGAAGAGTACTGCGAAAAATGTGGGGTTATTACAGGTCTACTCACAGTCCGCAGGAACATTGCAGACCTGACAAAAAACATGGAGAACTCGGATGAGTGAAACGCCAACGTTGGACTTGAATCAAGCAATCGATCTATCGGCCTTGATGTACAAGAAAGCAGAGGAGAAAGCAAAGCAGTTACCAAAGCCAGCAGGCTATCGGATTCTTTGCGCAATTCCGGAAGCGGAAAAGCAATTTGAAGATAGCGAAGTTGGTTTGATTAAAGCAGACGAAACTATGCGCAACGAAGAGACCCTCACAACGGTCTTGTTTGTAGTTGCGCTTGGACCAGACTGTTACAAAGATACAACAAAGTTCCCGACAGGACCTTGGTGTAAAGAAGGCGACTTTATTTTAATCCGGCCTTATGCTGGCTCACGATTGGTCATCCACGGTAAAGAGTTCCGCATCATCAACGACGATACTGTAGAAGGTATTGTTGACGATCCACGCGGCATAAAACGCAAATAAGGAGCGCACATGCCTAAATTCAGCGACACCTATAAGTTTCCCGACGAGCAAGACGATAAGGGTAAACCCGAAGATACCCTTGATATCTCGGTTGAGGGCGACGAAATTGAGATTAAAGTAGACATAAAAGACGATACTCCCCCCGAAGATCGGTTCGTAGAACCCCTTCCCAACAGCATCAAAGAGGACTTGGAGCAAGCCGACGACTCTGAGGACTACTCCCATAACGTAAAGCTTAAATTTAAGCAATACAAGAAGGCTTGGCACGACGAGCGCAGGGAAAAAGAGGCTGCAATACGTGAGCAACAGGAGTCTTTAGCTGTTGCACAGCGTATTCTTGATGAGAACCGTAAGCTCAAAAACGTCCTGCAATCGGGCGAAAAAGAGCTTATTTCTACATATCAGAACTCCGCTGAAATGGAAGTTGATAAGGCTAATCGCAACTACAAAGAAGCCTACGATTCGGGTGATTCCGATAAGCTACTTGAAGCCCAGCAGGAAATGATCCGTGCCCAGCTTAAGTTAGATAAAGCAAAAAATTTCAGGCCCACTGTACAAACTCAAGAAAATGATGTACAAATCACCCCACAGAGGTCTCAAAACCCTCAGATGGACCCGAAAGTTGCGTCATGGGTGTCAAAAAACCCATGGTTCGTTGACCAGAATAAACGATCTATGCGCAGATATGCTGAAGGTGTCCACGAGGATTTGGAGTCTAAGTATGGTCGTGGTTTCATCGGTACAGATGAGTACTATGAAGCGATCAATAAAGAAGTACAACGCAGATTCCCAGAAGAATTTAGCGGCTCTTCTACCAACGATGAGGAAGAAAAACCTCAACGTACAAAACCAAGCACGGTAGTCGCGCCAGCGAAACGGAGCACCGCACCCAAAAAAGTGGTTCTCTCTAAGACGCAGGTGGGCTTGGCGAAGAAATTTGGATTAACCAACGAGCAATATGCTCGTGAACTCATGAAATTGGAGGCCTAAGATGGCTGAAAGCAGATTACAACGCGAGATTACAAGTAGAACTTCTCAAGAGCGCCCTAAGCAGTGGCAGCAGGCGGAACTTCTACCGGAGCCTGATAAGACTCCGGGCTATGCGTACAGATGGATTCGGGTTTCTACTTTAGACAAGGCTGATAATCGCAACGTTTCCGCTAAATTGCGTGAAGGTTGGGAAGTGGTGAGTGTAGAAGAGCAACCTAAGTTTCAACTGCTAATCGATCCCAATAGCCGTTTTAAGAACAGCATTGAGATTGGTGGATTGTTACTTTGCAAAACTCCTTCTGAGTTTATTGGTCAGCGAGCTAGACACTTTGCTGATATAACGCAGGCACAGGCGGATGCTGTAGATAACAATTTAATGCGTCAAAGCGATGCGCGGATGCCGATCTTTAATGAACGGAAATCTTCGACTAGCTTTGGTAAAGGTACTTAAATTTTTATAGGAGTCTTAAATGGCTTATCCCGTCGTCTCGGCCCCCTACGGCCTAAAGCCGATCAACTTGATCGGTGGTCAGGTATTTGCAGGTTCTACCCGCAGCTTACCTATCCAGTATGGTTACGCCTCGAACATCTTTTATGGTGACTTGGTGAACATCGTGCGTGGAACTATTGTTAAGAACACTGACACTACTGACTCTACTGGCAACGGTTTGGTTGGTGTTTTCTTGGGTTGTTCTTACACAAACCCCACAACTAAGCAAAAGCAATTTGCACAATACTGGCCCGCTAGTACTGCGGCAGGTGATTGTATGGCTATCATTTGCGATGATCCTGACACAGTGTTTAAAGTGGTAATGTGCTCTGCAACTACAGTTATTGCCTCGGCTTCTGTTGCTATGGTTGGTCAAAACTTTGGTTTGATCCAGAATGCTGGTAGTGCAAACACAGGTAACTCTGCTGTTGCCGCCCTGTATGCTGCTTCTACAACTGGTGCTGACTTGGCTTTGCGTGTAGTTGGTTTGGTTGAAGAAACTGCAATTGTTACTTCTGCAACTGGTTCATCTTCTTCGACGACCATTACCTTGACTGGTACTGGCTTGCCCAGCGCGTTGGTTGTTGGTACCGATGTGGCTTATGTAGCCGCTAACGGTCAACTGATTGAGACTGGTTCGTTTGTATCTGTGGCTGCAAATGCTGGTGCAACAACAGTGACCATCAATGCTGCAATCGCAGTTCCCGGCAGTGTTACCGCTATCCCTAGCGCATCCACTATTGTTTTCACCCAGTATCCAGAAATGAAAGTCAAATTAAACTTTGGCACTCATTCCTACTACACTGCCACTGCGGTATAAGGAGCTAAATCATGGCTATTTCACGCGCACAACTACTTAAAGAACTCCTTCCCGGCCTAAACGCTTTGTTTGGTTTGGAGTACGCTACTTACGGCGAAGAGCATAAAGAGATCTACGAAACAGAGACATCTGAGCGTAGCTTTGAAGAAGAGACGAAACTATCCGGTTTCTCTGCTGCTCCTGTCAAAAACGAGGGTTCTGCTATTGCTTATGACAATGCGCAGGAAGCGTTTACGGCTCGCTATAACCACGAAACCATTGCTTTGGGTTTCTCACTGACCGAAGAGGCCATTGAGGATAACTTGTACGACAGCTTGTCTGCTCGTTACACCAAAGGTCTGGCTCGTGCTATGGCTTACACCAAGCAAGTTAAGGCTGCTGCCGTTCTAAACAACGGTTTTAGTTCTGCTTTCCCCGGTGGTGACGGTGTGGCTTTGTTCTCTACGTCTCACCCCTTGGTCTCCGGCGGTACAAACAGCAACACTCCATCTACCCCTGCTGACTTGAATGAAACATCGTTGGAAAACGCTGTTATTCAGATCGCCGCTTGGACAGATGAGCGTGGTTTGCTGATTGCTTCTAAACCTAGCAAATTGATTGTTCCTCCTGCATTGCAGTTCACAGCAACTCGTTTGCTTGAGACTGAACTCCGCGTTAGCACTGCTGACAACGACATCAATGCGTTGAAGAACAATGGTTCAATCCCCGGTGGTTACACAATTAACCACTACCTGACTGATACCAATGCTTGGTTCTTATGCACTGATGTGCCTAACGGCATGAAGCACTTCATCCGTACACCGCTGTCTAACAGCATGGACGGTGACTTCGATACAGGTAACGTCCGTTACAAGTCTCGTGAGCGTTACAGCTTTGGCTTCTCAGACCCTCTGGGTATGTTTGGCTCACCGGGCGCTTAATATTTCTTAGGAAATATATGGAAAGGGGGCTTGCGCCCCCTTTTCTTTTGTTGTATATTGACTTTAATCCGGGCTTTCCGGTGCATTAGACAGTCCCGGCTGACGACATACAGACTAATGCACTTAACTTGTATGTAAGGACACATCATGGCATCGACCACCTTCTCCGGCCCAGTAACGTCCACAAATGGCTTTATTGGCGCTTTGACCGGCAATGTGACCGGTAACGTAACAGGCAATATTGCAGGAACTGGCCGCGTAACGCATGCCACAACCGCTGCAATCAACGCTACAGCCACAGCCACCGCTGCTGAAGTTGCAACAGGCTACATCACTTCCACCTCCGCCTCTGCAACCGCCATCACGCTGCCTACGGGCACTTTGCTTGGAGCGGCACTGGGAGCGGCTAAAGGCACAGTTTTTGACTTGTATATTGACAACACCGCTGGCGCAAGCACAGTGACTATCGTCGTTGCTACAAACGGTATCTTGTCTACTGCCGCCGCAGACACTCCCGGCTCATTTGGTGATTTGACAATTGCCTCTGGTGTAACAGGTTTAGCCCGTTTCACCATCATGTTCTCTAGCGCAACAGCTTACGTGTTTACTCGTACAGCTTAATCAACCCAAGGGGCTTCGGCCCCTTTTTTAAAGGAGATTGATTATGATGCAAACAGACGTAAAGGCGGCGCATTTAACTTCCGCTGGTTCTTTTATGACGGGGCGTACACGCCTTAAAGGTATTGTAGTTAGCCCTAAAGCAAGTACAGCAGCAACATTTGAGATCCGCGATGGCGGTTCTGGCGCTGCGGTGCTATTTACAATGGATATTGCCAGTGTTACCACCCCGGTAAACTTTAACATCACAATACCCGGCGAAGGTATTTTGGCGACTACAGGGCTGTACCTAACAACTAGCGTAGGCACGGTTGTAGGTATTGAAGTCTTTTATGGCTAAGTCTCCAGCATGGACTCGCAAAGAAGGCAAGAATCCCGAGGGCGGCTTGAACGCCAAGGGACGGGCCTCCGCGAAAGCGCAAGGCATGAATTTGAAACGTCCCCAGCCAGAAGGCGGCTCCCGGCGCGACTCTTTCTGTGCGAGGATGAGTGGCATGAAAAAGAAGCTAACCAGCGAGAAGACGGCGAACGATCCGAACTCGCGCATCAACAAAAGCCTACGGGCTTGGAATTGCTGACATGACCGAAGACGCTATCCAAACAGCTCGTGAACTGGCTACACATGCGTCTGACATTCGGCATTTGCAGGATGATATGGACAAGATGCTGGAGAACATGAAGGCCATGCAGGCAACGCTAACCGCGATTGACAAAACGCTGTCCGAGGCCCGTGGTGGCTGGAAGGTTTTGATGCTGGTTGGCGGCGCTAGTAGCGTCGTAGGCGCGGGTTTAGTTCAACTTGTTAATTGGTACGCAGGGGGCAAGTGATGCCAAGCGTAAGCAAGAAACAACATAATTTCATGGCAGCGGTGGCCAACAATCCATCATTTGCTAAGAAAGCAGGCGTCCCACAGTCCGTGGGCAAAGAGTTCAACGATGCCGATAAAGGCAAATCTTTTAAAAGAGGTGGTGATATGGCTTCAAGTATGGGTAAACCTGTGATGAAAAAAGGTATGAGCATGGCTAAGGATGGCATGAAGAAGCCTACTCCTATGGCTGATACTTCCATGATGGGCGGTATGGGCATGAAAAAAGGCGGCATGCCTATGAAAATGAAAGACGGCAAGAAAGTGCCTATTTTCATGGCTAAAGGCGGCGGCATCGAGGCTAAGGGTAAAACCAAAGGCAAAATGATCACCATGAAAAGCGGCGGCAAAGCCTGCTAAGGAGCTGGCATGCCAAAGAAAACCCAAGCAGAGATTGCTGCCGATAATCTGGCCGCACAAGCTCGCGCAGAGGCGCAATCGGGCGGTACTGATGCACCGCCTACGGATGCTATGAAGCAGACTATGGCTGACCGCAGAGCTGAAATAGAAGCGGAAAGAGCGCAGACAACCAGATCATCTATGGGCGACAGCATGCTGAAGTTTGGTTCAGAGATGATGAAAAATTCAAAGCCAATAGAGAAAAAAGCCAAAGGCGGGTCTGTGTCCTCGGCTTCTTCGCGTGCTGATGGTTGCGCCGTAAAAGGCAAAACTCGTGGAAAGATGGTGTAACTATGCTAGCAAGTCGTGGTATGGGCGATATTAGCCCTTCTAAAATGCCTAAGGGCGTCAAGAAAGCCCGACGGGATGACACCGACTTTACTAAGTACAAAGAGGGCGGTAAGGTGAAGTCTAAGGTGAATGCTGCTGGCAACTACACCAAGCCTGAGTTACGCAAGCGTATTTTTAACGCCGTAAAAGCAGAAGCTACAGCAGGCACGGGCGCGGGTCAGTGGAGCGCCAGAAAAGCGCAGATGGTGGCACAACGATATAAAAAAGCAGGCGGCGGGTATCGTGACTAAATGGTCTGACAAACGCAAAAAGTCTATAGACTGCGACGCCCCAAAAGGCTTTTCAGAAAAAGCACATTGCGCAAGTAAGAAAATGGCCGGTGGTGGTTTAGCTAAACCGCAACAGTCTCTCAAGGATTGGGGCAAACAAGATTGGACGACTAAAAGTGGTAAAAAATCTTCTGACACTGGTGAACGATACCTTCCAAAAGCTGCGATCAAAAGTCTCAGCCCTGCTGAGTACGCTGCGACAACACGTGCGAAACGTGCTGGCAAAGCTAAAGGGAAACAGTTCGTAGCCCAACCTAAAACAATTGCAAAGAAAACAGCAGGCTTTAGATAATGGCTTCTACCTCAGGACTCTCCACCTTTAACCTAGACTTCAACGATATCGTTGAGGAGGCGTATGAGCGGGCGGGTATTGAAGTTCGTACTGGCTATGAGTTTCGTACCGCACGTCGGTCCTTCAATATGCTTACGATTGAATGGGCTAACCGTGGCATCAATTTATGGACTATTGAGCAAGGCCAATTCGTAATGAACACTGGGCAGGGCGTCTATGCGCTGCCTAGCACCACGATTGATCTCTTGGATCAGGTGATCCGCACACAGGCGACTACGCCTAATCAGATTGACATCAACATCAGCCGCATCTCTGAGTCAACGTACTCAACGCTGCCAAACAAGCTATCTCAAGGCCGTCCTATCCAAGTGTGGGTTAACCGCCAGTCTAATCAAAGCTATTTGTCCACAGCGACTGTTGCAGCAACGGTTCTCTCTACAGACACGACTATCACCCTTAGCTCAACAGTGAGCTTGCCAGCGACCGGATTTATCACAATTGACTCAGAAACAATCTTCTACGCAAACGTCAGCGGTAATCAGCTACTTAATTGTTATCGCGGTCAGTACAACGGCGTCACTAATACAACTGCTGCTGGGCATGCAATAAGCGCAACCGTAACGGTTAACAACCTCACGTGTGTAAACGTGTGGCCCACTCCCAACTCTCCCGGCGATCAATACGTGTTTGTCTACTGGCGCATGCGCCGCATGCAAGACGCAGGTAACGGCGTCAATATCCAAGACATCCCTTTCCGTTTGATCCCGTGCGTAGTGGCTGGTCTGGCTTATTACGTTGGCTCCAAGCGGCCTGACATACCTATGGAGCGTATTGTGATGCTCAAAGCCGCCTACGAAGAACAATGGACGTTAGCGTCGCAGGAGGACCGCGAGAAGGCTCCTGATCGTTATGTCCCAAGACAGTCGTTCTATAGGTGATGTATGCCGAGTAGATACGCTTCAGGCAAGTATGCAATTGCTCAGTGTGATCGCTGTGATGAGCGCTACATGCTTAAAGACCTGAAGAAAGAAATTATTAAGACGCGCTTGTTCAATTTGAAAGTGTGTCCTGAGTGTTGGGACCCTGATCAGCCTCAGTTGCAGTTGGGTATGTACCCCGTGGATGACCCACAAGCTGTACGAGAGCCACGTCCTGATGTAAGCTATCAAGCTTCTGGTACTAGCGGTTTACAAATTTTGTCAACTAACAGTACTGCGCCAGATGGTTTTGGCTATCCAAATCAGGGTAGCAGGGACATCCAGTGGGGTTGGAACCCTGTAGGGGGTTCTAGAAGTTTTGATGATCCTTTGACACCAAATTACTTGGTGTTAAACATAGAAATTGGTACAGTTACGGTTACAACAACATAAGGAGTTGATCATGGCTAAAAGTGATAGCAAAGAAGATATGAAAATGGACAAAGAGCAGGATAAGGCGATGATTAAAAAAGCCTTTAAACAGCATGATGCCCAAGAACATAAAGGCGGAAAAGGCACTGCTTTGAAGCTAGCCAAAGGCGGCAAGACAAATGCTCAGATGAAAGCTCTGGGTCGTGGTTTAGCTAAAGTAGCTAATCAGAAAAAATCTTCCTTTACCTACAAAAAAGGCGGTTGATATGGCTACGTTCAGCAAAAAAGTAATGGGCAAAGAAGTTGGTGATGCCAGCGTCTACGCAGAGCCACACACTATGGCGGGTAAGCCGGTTAAAGTTGCTACTAGTCTTCGGCCTAACCGAAGCGATGCGGCTACAGTCGACATGTCTGTTGCAGGCATTAACCGCAGGTCAGCACCGGAAGCTAAGACAACTGGTATCGTCACCCGTGGTAACGGCGCGGCTACTAAAGGCAGAATTGCTAGGGGCCCAATGGCATGACCTACACCGAACTCAGTAACGCTATTCAAGCGTATACAGAGAACACGGAGACTAACTTCGTGGCGGAAATTCCTGTCTTTGTTAGACAGGCTGAGCAGCGTATCTATAACTCATTGCAGTTCCCCTCAATTCGTAAGAACGTGACAAGCACTGTCGCAATAAACACAAAGTACTTGGACTGCCCTCTTGACTTCTTAGCTGTGTATTCTATGGCGGTCGTTGACAGTAACGGCAACTACGAATACCTGCTTAACAAAGACGTTAACTTTATTCGTCAAGCGTATCCAAACCCTACAACAGATGTTGGGATTCCTAAATACTACGCACTGTTTGGCCCAACGGTATTAAATTCTGTAGTCTATGACGAGCTCTCGTTCATACTAGGACCAACAGCCGATGCGAGTTACAGCGTTGAGCTGCACTATTACCACTACCCCGAGTCAATTGTGCAAAGCCCCGTTGCTACTCTTGGTGCAATTACTGGCGGCAGCGCATACACAACAGGCACTTATTTTAACGTGCCCCTGACTGGCGGTACGGGTAGCGGGGCGTTGGCAACGGTTACTGTTTCTGGCGGTGCGGTAACAGCCGTGACCCTTACAGATGGTGGCCTGCAATATACGGCTGGTGGGTCTTTGTCAGCTTCCGCTACAAACATTGGCAGCACAGGCTCTGGCTTTTCAGTGTTAATTAGTACTGTAACTAACTCTGATGGGCGGTCATGGTTAGGTGACAACTTTGACACCGTGCTGTTGTATGGCTCGTTACTTGAAGCTTACACCTACATGAAAGGTGAGCAAGACATGATGGCGCTGTACAACCAGAAGTTTATGGAAGCTCTTGCGTTGGCCAAACGTCTTGGTGATGGTATGGAGCGTCAAGACGCTTACCGTTCTGGCCAATTTAGACAGGCGGTGACCTGATGGCTATCCAACAAGGCGGAACCAATACGTTCTCAACTGGGCTGATGAATGGAGTGTATAACTTCACGACTGGCTCATTTAAGATTGCGCTATACACTGGCTCAGCTTCATTAGGACCTGATACACCGGCCTATACATCAGCTAATGAGGTTGTAGCTACAGGATATACGGCGGGCGGTAACGCTCTAACGGTATCTGTTACGCCTACATCAGCTAATGATGTATCTTATATTTCGTTCTCTAACGTTACTTGGACTTCGGCATTGACGGCTCGGGGGGCTTTGATCTATCAAGTAGGTGGATCAAACCCGACTGTTTGCGTACTAGATTTTGGCTCGGATAAAATTTCCACAGCTACGTTTGTCGTGCAGTTCCCCACCGCCAATAGCACTGACGCGATTATTCGCATAACTTAAGGAAACCAAATGGCACTTGTAACTACAACCAAAGGCGAGATGGATGAATCTTTGCTTGAGAAAAAAGAAGGTTCATTGGATAATGACAACGAAACAACCACATGGGTGGAGTATTGGTTAGAGGGTGAGTTGGTGCATCGATCAGCCCATGTCGCCCTAAAGCAAGCGCCCCCCATCGCTGCTGAAGCAGCATCTCTTACATAAGGAAACATCATGGCAAATACCCAAGCAATGTGTACTTCGTTTTTAGGCGAAATTCTCACTGCCACACACAATTTTGGAACTGCTCCTCTTCGCGCGGTTACAACCCCCGACGTTTTTAAAGCGGCTTTGTATTTAACTTCTGCTACGGTAAACGCGAGTACTACAGCGTACAGCGCTTCTAATGAAGTGTCGGGTACAGGCTATACCGCTGGCGGCGTAACGATTACAGGCTCCCCTGCATGGAATGCGCCAACTGCTACTAATACCTCTACAACCGCTGGCACTGCATTTACGACACCTACGGCTTCGATTACGTACACAACCGTAACTTTGACAACGGCGTTTGACTCAGTGTTGATCTATAACTCTACTCAGAGCAATAAGTCTGTCAGCGTACACACCTTCGGTTCTCAAACAATTACCGCTGGTACATTTACATTGACTATGCCTGCTAATACTACTGCTGCTGCGTTGTTGCGTATTGCTACAACTTAAAGATAGTGTATGGCTAACGCATGGGGTTCCGAAGCATGGGGCGACGGCAGATGGGGCACCAATGACTTTGATTTGGCGCTCACGGGTGTCAGCGCAACAGGTTTAGTTGGCTTCGGCTGGGGCCAAGGGGCTTGGGGCGATAACCCGTGGGGCGGCTCTAGTTTAGGATTTATTGAAGAATACAGTGGTGCGGGCGTTAGCGCTACTGGTGCTGTAGGTAGTGTCACTGTTGCTGATCGTCTTATTGCCATAACAGGTGTTAGCGCTTCTGGCGCAGTGGGCACAGTAGTTAGCATAAATGTTATGGCGCTGACAGGCGTTGGGAGTGTGGGCAGTGTAGGTACGGCTGCGGTTACAAGTACTCTTGGTTTAACGGGCAATCAGGCTTTTGGGCAAGCAAGCCAAGTTATTGTGCCGCTAAATTCCAACCAAGCTTTGGCTTCTGTTGGGACCGTAGTTCATGTAATAACTGTAGGGTTGACCGGCATATCCGCTTCAGGCGCTTTAGGGACTATGGGGTTGATCAGGACACATAGCGCAACAGGTAATTTAGCAAGAGGCAGTGCTGGAAATGTAGTAGCTGTTTACTGGAAATTAATTGATGACAACCAGTCAACAATTTGGCAAAATATAAACACTTCGTAAGGAACGGACATGGCAGCAACAACAACTCTTTTGAGCTTGGTCACCCCCACACAGGGCACGCTCTCTGGTACGTGGGGCGACACAGTCAACTACGGTATTACCGATTACCTTGACATTGCCATTGCGGGCACATTGTCTTTTGCGGGTGACGGCGCTATTACATTAGCAAACACCACAGGTAGCGCGTCAGGAAACGCAATAACTACTACAACAGCCCAGTACATGGTGATCCGCATCACTGGCACGCAAACTGTTACCAAGGTTATTACAGGACCAAGCTACAGCAAGCTGTACATGGTGGATCACGCAGGCGCTACTAGCGCGGTAACTTTTAAAGCTGCTGGTCAGACAGGTGTCTCTATTGCTGTGGGCGAGAAATGTTTTGTTTACTACAACGGCACTGACTATGTAAAAGTAGCCACTAGCGCGGCTGGCACAGTGACGAGCGCAAGCGTAGTGTCTGCCAATGGCTTTGCGGGCACAGTTGCAACCGCAACGACAACGCCTGCTATCACTGTTACAACATCCATTACTGGTGTTTTGAAAGGCAATGGCACTGCAATCTCCGCCGCTACAGCGGGTACTGACTATGTGACTCCAACAGGCACAGAAACGCTGACCAACAAGACCATTGCTTTTGGTAGCAACACCTTGTCTGATGTGGCAAGTCTATCTACAGCCCAGACTTTTACAGGCACAAAGACTCTTGCTGGCACATCATCAGCACTTGCGATGATCTTAACTGACACGGCGGAGATCGCTACAGTATCAGCTACAGCGGCTACTGGCACGATTAACTACGATGTAACTACCCAATCTGTTATTTACTACACGACTGCCGCATCAGCAAACTGGACAGTTAATTTCAGAGCTTCTAGCGGCACTTCTTTGAACACTGCTATGACAACGGGTCAGTCTGTAACGGCTGCTTTTCTTGTTACTCAGGGTGCAACTGCTTATTACAACTCTGTGGTTCAAGTGGATGGCTCAACCGTTACTCCTAAGTATCAAGGCGGTACAGCACCAGCGGCTGGTAATGCTTCAAGCGTGGATGTGTACATGTACACCATCGTCAAGACGGGCAGTGCGGCATTTACTGTATTTGCTTCACAAACCAAATTTGCTTAAAGGACAACCATGCCATTAGTTCAAACTAGAGGTGCGGCATCGGCTCAAGGCTTTGGTGAGTTTGCACAGGTAACTACTGCCAACTACATTGAGGATGTGTTTTCTACGTATCTTTATACGGGTCAAGGCGCTGGTATAACCATTGCAAACGGCATTGATTTGTCTACAAATGGTGGGATGGTTTGGGTTAAAAACCGATCACAATCACAAGATCATTTTATACAAGATACTGCTAGAACTAATTCTTATTATTTGGCTTCAAATTTAACTAACCCTGCAATCAACGGGGGCGTTACTGCAACATACAACACCACGGGTTTTAGTTTTTCTGGAGGAACAACTGCCTATGCAAACTCAGGGGATAATTACTGCTCATGGACATTCCGCGAACAGCCTAAGTTTTTTGATATTGTGACTTATACGGGGGATGGTGTTGCTGGTAGAAATATTGCACATAATCTTGGTAGCGTTCCCGGTTGCATCATTGTAAAGGCAACAAATAATACTAGGTCTTGGGCCGTATATCACCGTTCTTTAGGGGCCACAAAATACATATATCTTAATTCAACAGGTGGCAGTGGCACAACTAATGCTTTTTGGAATGACACAGAACCAACAAGCACAGTATTTACCGTTCGTAACGATGGCGATGTTAACGGTCCTAGCACAACCTACGTAGCCTACCTATTCGCCCATGACGCAGGAGGCTTTGGCCTGACGGGTACGGACAATGTGATTAGCTGTGGGTCGTACACAGGTAATGGTTCTGCGACAGGGCCTATTGTTAATCTTGGATACGAGCCACAATGGATTTTGGTAAAACGAGCTTCTGGTGGAACATCTAATTGGCAGATAATAGATGTTATGCGTGGAGTAACTGCGGCTCCCGGTGCTGTTGTTTCAAGTCTTTTCCCAAATTTGTCTGATGCAGAAAATCCTGCGGCGTCAGCCTTGGGTTTAAATTCAACGGGATTTCAAATTACTAACGGTGGGACGGGCGTAAACGCTTCAGGTTCCACCTACATCTACATAGCCATACGCCGTGGCCCTATGAAAGTGCCTACTGATGGGACTAAGGTGTTTGCTCCTATAACTTATTCTGGAAATAGTACTGCAAGAACAATTACAACAAATTTTGTTACTGATTTAACTATTACAAGAAGCAGAACAGAGGCATTAAATACAACTGGTTCAAATTGGGTAGATAGATTAAGAGGAAAAAATTTATTTCTTGATTCAAGCAGCACATCTGCAGAACAGTCTGCATCTGATACTATTACTGGATTTGACATAAATACAGGATATTATCTAGGAACTGATAGCGGTACTTGGGGATTTAATAAAACTGGTGAAAACTATGTTTCTTGGGATTTCCAACGCGCCCCCAGTTTCTTTGATGAGGTTTGCTACACGGGGACGGGAAGTGCTACAACCCAAACCCATAACTTGGGCGTAGTGCCTGAGATGATGATTGTTAAACGCAGAGATACCGCAGGATATAACTGGAATGTGTATTTAAGTACATTGGGCGCATCAAGTGGTTTATGGCTTAATAATACAACTGGAGAATTAACTGGTGTTGTATATTGGAATAGTACATCGCCAACTTCATCGGTGTTTAGTATTGGCTCTAATGTTCAAGTCAATGCTTCAGGCGGCACTTATGTCGCCTATCTATTTGCAACCTGCGCTGGTGTTTCCAAAGTAGGCTCTTACACAGGCAACGGTACAACCCAGACCATCAACTGCGGTTTTACTGCGGGTGCAAGGTTCGTCCTCATCAAGCGCACCGATACTACTGGCGATTGGTACGTCTACGATACAGCCCGTGGCATGACGGTATTGACAGACCCGTACCTGTGGTTAAACAGCACAAACGCTGAAGTGGCTACGCTAGGCTCTGTAACTACAGTATCAACAGGCTTTGCGCTGAACTCAGCAATTGTGGCGGCAATCAATGTAAGCGCTGGAACCTACATCTTCTTGGCAATCGCATAAGGAAACATCATGCAAATCAGAATCAGAACATCAGGCGCAGTAATGTACGAGGCAGAGTTTCGTGCATATCAAAAAGCCAATGGTGGCCCTACATGGGATACAACAACAGATGAAGTCTTAGACAGCTTGGGTGCTGACGTTGTCTTTGAAGGCCCACAAGCATCTGGTGGCACTGTCTATCAGACTTCAGTCTACGGTGGCGTGGAGCAGCTTGACGGCAAGTGGTACACCAAGTACATCCTCGGCCCAGTGTTCACAGACACCCCCGCAACGGACACAACCCCTGCCAAGACTGCGGCTGAGAACGAAGCTGCATACAAGGCCATGAAGGACGCAGAGCAAGCCACATCTGTACGCAACTCGCGTACAGAAAAGCTCAAAGACAGCGACTGGACACAACTTGCCGACAGCACTGCTGACAAGGCTGCATGGGCTACATACCGTACTGCCCTGCGCAACGTGCCTGCACAAGCGGGCTTTCCTTGGACTATTGTTTGGCCTGACGCTCCTTAATCATGTATGCGCTGGCTGTTGGTGCTCTTTTTGGTGTTTCTACCGGGAGCAGCCAGCCAAGATAAAAAGACCGAATACCGCTGTGTGCGGTGGACGTGGACGGGAGATGTCTATAACCGCAGAGTTGTTTGCCTACAGTGGGAAAAGGTTGAACGAAAATGATTGATCCGCTCACAGCCCTAGCGGGGATACAGGCGGCGGTTGCGCTAATCAAAAAGGTCAGCAAGACCGTCGATGATGTGTCTTCACTTGGCCCTGTTTTGGGCAAGTACTTTGATGCAAAGTCCACGGCAACTAAGGCTGTTTCTCAGGCCAAAAAGTCCAAGTCCAGCATGGGAGTTGCCATCCAAATTGAGATGGCGCTTGACCAAGCAAAAAGGTTTGAGGCCGAGTTGCAGTTGCTGTTTATGCAGGCTGGTAAGGTAGATGTCTGGAACAAGATAAAAGAACGAGCGGCAGCAATGGATGTTGAAGCGGCCCACGATGCTAGGCGAGAAAAAGAAGCATTGGCAAAGCACAAAAAAGAAGTTGAAGAAGCTATTGAGATTGTGTTACTGGCCTTGGTCTTCTTTGCTTTGATAGGGTTTGTTGTCTATCTGTCTTTTACGATTCTTGAACAATGCGCTGGCAAATGTGACTTTCAAAGGAGATAAACATGGCTGAAGAACAGAAAGAAAGCGCAAAAGGCGCACTGATTGAAAAACTCACCTTTGCCGTCCTCCCACTGCTGTTCAGCTGCGTGGTGTACCTGATGTCGGCGCTGTCAAATCTGGCGCATGAGGTCACTATTCTCAACAGTAAGATAAGTCTAGTGGTCACATCAGACAACAAGCAAGCATCAAATACAGGCGCTGAACTGGCGCGTGAAAAACTGCGTCAGGACTTGGAAAAAGAAATCCAAAAGAACAGGGATGACATCATGCACAACCGCCAAAGTATTGCAGTCATTGAAACTAAAATGGAGAGAAAATAATGGACTGGCTAAAACAAATTGCGCCAACAATTGCTACGGCAATGGGTGGCCCCTTGGCAGGCATGGCTGTGTCTGCTATCTCCAAAGCAATCGGTGTTGACCCCGACAAGGTGGGTGACCTGATCTCCAACAACAAGTTGTCAGCAGAGCAAATAGCTCAAGTCAAAATTGCTGAGATCGAGTTGCAGAAACAAGCGCAGGAGCTTGGCCTGAACTTTGAAAAACTGGAGGTTGAGGACAGGAAATCCGCACGGGAGATGCAGGCTACCACCCGCAGCTTGATGCCGCCAATACTCGCTGCTACGGTCACCGTGGGATTTTTTGGCATTATGGTGATGATGTTTATTGGCAAAGTAGACAGCGCCAACCCTGCTATTTTGATGATGTTGGGGAGCCTTGGTACGGCGTGGACGGGAATAATCGCGTATTATTTTGGTTCTAGCGCAGGCTCTCAAGCCAAGACCGATTTACTCTCCAAGGCAGGGCCAGTTAAATGAACCTTACCGAACACTTTACGCTGGAAGAACTGACTGCTACTAGCCATCGTCAGTTTGACAATACACCCAACGACTCAGAGTTGGCAAGCCTTCTGCGGCTGGCTGAGTTTTTGGAGCAGGTAAAGACGGCGCTGGATGGCAAGCCGATCATGATTAACTCTGGGTTTCGGTCAAAGCAGGTTAACGACAGCGTAGGCTCCAAGGACACGAGCCAGCACCGTATTGGTTGTGCAGCAGACCTACGTGTCCCGGGCATGACGCCTGATGCTGTGGTCAAGGCTGTGATTGCTGCGGGTTTACCTTTTGACCAAATCATCCGTGAGTTTGATTCATGGACGCATATTAGTGTGACGAACACCCCAGACGGCACTCCCCGTAAACAAGCGCTTATCATTGACAAAGCGGGCACTCGACCTTTCGCCTGATTCATGGGAAAATGAGACATGCCACTACAAAAAATTCTGTTCAAGCCGGGGGTAAATAAAGAAAACACCCGCTACACCACCGAAGGGGGGTGGTATGAGGCCGACAAGGTGCGGTTTCGTCAAGGCAGTCCGGAAGTTATTGGTGGCTGGCAACCTTTCTCCGCTGCCACGTTCCAAGGCGTATGCCGGTCTTTGTGGAACTGGGTAACGCTTGGTGGCAATAATCTACTTGGCGTTGGCACAAACCTCAAGTTCTACCTCAATCAAGGTGGTCTCTACTACGACATCACGCCAATCCGTGCGTCTTCTACGATCAACAACAACCCGTTTGCCTTAACCGCTTCGACAACCGTTACTGTGACAGATACAAATCATGGCGCGTTGACAGGAGATTTTGTAACTTTTAGCGGTGCTGTAGCTATTGGCAGTGGCGGCACAAATGTTACGGCTACAGTACTTAACCAACAGTTTCAAGTCACCGTATTGACGGCTAACACGTACACAATTGTAATTTCTGTAACGCCAAATGCCACGGCTATTGCTGGTTCTCCCGGCGGCGGTGCTTCTGTTGTAGCTACATACCAAATCGGTGTTGGCCCTGCCATTCCTACCCCCCTTGTAGGTTGGGGCGCTGGTAGTTGGGGTGAGTCGGGTACAACATGGGGCAATGGCGGGACATCTACGTCAGCACTTCGTTTGTGGAACCAAATTAATTACGGTCAAGATTTAGTTTACGGCCCCCGTAACGGTGCTATTTACTACTGGAATGCAGCTAACACTGTAAGCACTCGGGGCGTGTTGCTCAATTCTTTAGGCGGTACAGTTACTTTTACCAATGCTTCACCAACTGTGGTGACTTCAACCATTCTATATACAGAGGGCGCGGCGCTTCAGTTTGCGGCCACTACATCTTTACCCACGGGCATCTCTGCGGCAACTACGTATTATGTATTTGAAGTTAATGGGTTGACGTTTAAGCTTTTGGACGGCGCAGGTAATGCGGTCAATACATCAAGTACGGGTACAGGTGTGTACATTTCTTTAATTGTAGATGTGCCTACAGTGCAGAACAATCTTACAGCGTCCGACAGTTCGCGTTTTATAATTACGTTTGGCTGTAACGACTACGGCTCAAACGTGCTAGACCCCATGTTAATTCGCTGGTCAGCACAAGACGATATCTACAACTGGACACCGTCAATTACAAACCAAGCGGGTAGCATTCGTATATCTCATGGCTCAGAAATTGTAGGTATCGTACAAACTCGTCAAGAGATCGTGGTGTTTACCGACTCGGCTATATATTCACTTCAGTATCTTGGCCCTCCTTACGTTTGGGTGCCGCAGCTTCTTGGCGACAACATTTCTATCATGAGTCCTAACGCAGCTGTGATTGCTTCGGGCGTTGTGTACTGGATGGGAGTGGATAAGTTTTACCAATACGATGGCCGCGTGCAAACGCTTAACTGTGATCTGCGCCGCCATGTGTTTGGTGACCTTAACCAAGAGCAAGCACTGCAAGTGTTTGCGGGAACAAGTGAAGGTTTCAATGAGGTCTGGTGGTTCTACTGCTCGGCTAACAGTACTGTAGTAGACAAGTACGTTATCTACAATTATCTTGAAAATGTCTGGTACTACGGAACTATGTCACGTACAGCTTGGCTTGACTCTGGGTTACAGGATGTTCCTATTGCGGCAAACTACGTCACTGCCACGCTCACAGGTAACTTGATTAACCATGAGACGGGCTTGAACGACAACACAACCGGCACCGCTACTGCAATTAATGCTTACATCAGCTCGTCTGAGTTTGATATTGGCGACGGTCATAACTTTGGTTTTGTGTGGCGCGTCTTACCTGATTTAACTTTTGGGAATGCCACTAACAGCCCTGCTGCCGTTGCTCCACAGGTAACTATGACGTTGTACGGTCTAACCAATTCGGGCTCTGGAACCACAAGCAGCGCTGACGGCATCGTTGCAAAGGGCAGTACCTATGTCATTACCGAAGAGTTTACGGGGCAAATCTTTACCCGTATGCGCGGTCGCCAGATGATCCTTAAGATTGGCTCTAACCAAGTTAATACAACATGGCAACTGGGCGCTCCTAGAATTGACATTAGAGCGGACGGTAGACGCTAATGGCTGAACTAAGCGCAACCCCACCAAGCCTACCGTTGCCCCCTGACGCGTATGAGAGCCGCTATTTCAGTCAGCTGAACAACATTTTACGTCTGTACTTTAATCAGCTAAACAACCCCGGCAACATGGGCGGGGCTACGCTTAACTTAAATCTTGACACCCTGCCAACTGAAGCCGACTTTGCTAATTTAAGGCTGGGTGATGTTTACAGAGACACACAAGACGGCGTACAAGATGGCAGTCAAATGCTTCGCATAAAGACATCGACGTGATATTATTAACTAGCCTTAACTAGAGCAAAAACATGGACATTGACGCTATTAGTAAAAACCCCAAGTACAAGAAGACTGATCTTGATTATGTGGAGTTTGTTGAGGTAGACGACATCTGGGTCCGCTCCTATACGATTCCAAAGTCTAAGACTGTTTTAGCTCAGCATGTTCACACCCATCCTCATGTGACGTTGATCTCGCATGGCGCTGTGGAAGCTTGGCAAGATGACGAGACCATGGGGCGCTTTGACGCCCCTGCTGTTATTACGATTCCTGCGGGCAAGAAGCACGCATTCATGGCGCTGACCGACGATGTAGTGCTGTGCTGTTTACATAACCTTCGCGGCACGGGGCTAGAGTCGCCAGAAATCAAGGAGTTTTAACATGCCAATTTTTGCCGCCTTTTTTGCCGTTGCTCCTGAGATGCTTGCGATTGAAGCCGCTGGCGCTACCGCTGCCGAGATTGCCGCTGCCGAAGCCGCCGCTGCCGCCGCTGCTGAAACTGCCGCCGCTACCGCCGCCGCTGAAACCGCCGCTGCGCAAGTTGGTCTTACCGCCGCTGAGCAAGCCGCGCAGGCAGGCATTATGGAAGTTGGTGGGGCTACTGCAAATACCGCCGCCACTGCTCCTCTTACTACGGCAGAAGCAGTTCAGACTGCCGCGCAGCAAGCAGGTCAAAATCTTGCTCCCGAAACTCTTACTAGAGGAATTCAAGGCGTTCCTGAAGTTATTCCTGAAGTCGCCAATCCGGGGATTCAGAACGTTCCTTATGAGTTCTCGCAAGCCGAACTTGATGCTATGACTCGTGGCCAAGAAATAGCCAGAGCAAGCTCTGCTGCTCCTCCTACGGAAGTAACAGCCGGTTTCAATCTTAAAGGCACGATGCTAGAGAACACTCCTTTTAATAGTCCTGCCTCTGTAACAAATGAAATGTTGCGTTCTGGGTATGGTCCTGCTGCCCCTGCCCCCGTTGCACCCCCCGTTACGCCCGTTGCGCCCCCTGCTAACCCGGGAGTAGTCACTTCTCCTGTATCTGGCTTTGAACCAAATCCAAGTTTTGAAGGCTTTACATCTGGCCCTCAAGGAGCTGACCCCAACTATTTTAAATCTACAGTAGCCCCCGGTCCGGAACGGATGACACCGCTTGAGTATCAATTAAACGCGCCTCCAAACACTGCGCAAAGTCTGCGTTTTGGGACTAACACGTCAGGCATGACTGTACCGAATACGCAAATTACTTCAGTCTCTCAAACTCCTATGGCGCAACCCCAGTCTTCTTTAATGAGGGGCCTAGACTCAGCTATAGATTGGGTAAAAGCACATCCATTTCAAGCAGCGTCAGGCGCGTACTCGGCGGCTAGCCTGCTAGGTCTTAATAAACCTACCGGCAATGGAGGTAGCAAAGAAGAATACGACGGGCCTCTGTCAAGATACAAGCTGTCTCCTGACTTTAAAGGTTCTACTGCTAACCCTTTAGATTTTCAATACAAACCTCGCTATGCAGAGGGCGGGGGCATCATGGGGCCCGGCTCATACAACATTCCTGTAGGCTACGATGAAGGTGGCGATGTACCTGAGTACGCTAAAGGCGGTAACCTTTCTGACTCTATTGAGCAGTATCAAAAAATGCTGGACGGTAAACCGCGAGCAGCCCTTCCTGCGTCTCGTGATGTAGGTATCTACTACGACCAAGATCCCGACACCCGCTATCAAGATGCGTTGACCGCTGCGCAGATTCGCCAAGCCAAAGTTAACAAACGTGCAAACGTGGATTTGCCCGGGATGAAACGTCCAACCCCTATGGGTCAATTAAATCTTCGCCCACCCGGAGTAGCGGCTGGGGCTAGCGGCTCTTCTCTTGATCCTGAAACCGCAGCAAGTGGCGGCATCATGCACTCTAGTCTGGGTGGTTATGCTGCTGGCGGAAATCCACGACTACTTAGAGGCCCCGGTGACGGCATGTCGGACAACATTCCCGCAACTATTAGCGGACGCCAACCTGCTCGACTTGCTGATGGTGAGTTTGTTATTCCTGCTGATGTGGTGTCACATCTGGGCAACGGCTCTACGGAGGCTGGCGCTAAGCAACTTCATGCGATGATGGACAAAGTACGCAGAGCGCGCACTGGCAACCCTAAACAGGGCAAGAACATTAACCCCCAAAAATACATGCCTAAAACACGCGCCTAAATATGCCCTTCTACCAAATTAGCCCTAATCAGTTACCAGAAGTGTGGCCTACTGTTGCGCCTCTTTTGCAAAAAGCAATTGATCTTGACCCTAATGAGATAACTATAGAGCAGGTTGAATATGCGGTGCGTACAGGCAAAACTTATTTGGTGGTGTGGGAAGAGCCGGGAGAAGGCATAACAGGCGCGGCAGCGGTAGACTTCATTGACTACCCACGAGAAAGAATTGGGCACGGTAATTTAATGGGCGGCAAAGGGATCATGCGCCCACACGTTATTGCAGAAATGTACAAATGGATGAAACTTCATGGGGCCACACAAGCACAAGTGTGGGCTAGAGGTTCTCTAGTTAATATGTATGAAAAGTTTGGGCTGGAAGTCACCCACCAAGTAATGAGGATAAAGCTATGAAAACTACCTTTTCTCGCCGCGAGTTATACGCATTTGGCGAGCCAATTGGAAATAGCGCAACTGTCAAGAAAATTGGTGGTGGGCGTATCTACGGTATGGGTGGTGGTGGCAGCAGTGCGCCGACTCAAACAACTGTTCAGAATACAAACGTCCCCGAGTACGCAAGGCCGTATGTAGAGACTATGTTGGGCGCGACCCAAGAGCAGCTATTCACAGGTGCGCGGAACCCAGACATAATAGATCCAGAGACGGGCCAAGCTACACAAGGTACTTTTAATATTACCGGCTTTAAGCCGTATCAAGCATACGGCGGCACATACGACGCCGCAGGCAAGCAACTTACTTACGATCCTAGTAAGGCTGTAGCAGGGTTTTCTGATATGCAGAAAGCCGCCCAGCAAGGTATTGCTGGCATGCAGATGCCCGGCGGCTTTGCTAACGCATCCAGTATGGCTGGTGCAGCAGGTCAAGGAGGTATGGACAGCGCTGCTAAAGCTTACGGGTATGGCGCACAAGGTCAAGCATCGGGATTAATGGGTCAAAGTCTTGGTATTGCTGGCGGTCAAAAGTATGGCGAAATGGGTGCTGGCTACGGTGCTCAAGGCGCTGGCTACGGCGCACAAGCCGCAGGTTTAGCTTCTCCCGCTTTAGCTTATGGCGCTAAAGGCGCAGGTTATGGTGATACAGGAGCTGGTTACGGCGCTCAAGCTGCTCAGTTAGCTAACACCGCTTTAGGCTACGGAAAAGACTCTTCTAATATTGGGCAAATGGGTTTACGTACTGAACAGTACGGTCGTCAAGTTTCTGGCCAAGCAGAAGACTATGCACGGCAAGCTGCTGGCGCTGGAGCGCAATATGCGCAAATGGCGACTGACCCCCGAGTAACGCAAGCGCTAATGAACCCATACACACAAAATGTATTGGATGTTCAGAACAGAGAATTAGATCGCCAAGCTAGTATTGCTGGTACACAACGCGGGGCGCAAGCCGCTCGTTCGGGCGCGTTTGGTGGATCACGTCAGGCTATTGAAAATGCCGAAGCTAATCGTAATTTGGCGGGTATGAAGACCGCTAATACGGCGCAAGCTCTTAATCAAGCTTATCAGCAGGCGCAACAGGCCCAGCAGTTCGGTGCTAACCTTAATCTTCAAGGTCTTCAAGGTGCTCAGCAGGGTCTGGGCACTGCGTTATCTGGCGGCCAGTTAGGTTTATCTGGTATTGGCACTGCGTTGCAAGGTCAGCAAGGTGCGCTGTCTGGTGTTGGCCAAGCTGGTGCTATGTACGGCCTTGGTATGCAAGGTTCTCAGACGGGCATACAAGGAACCCAAGCCGGGTTGGCTGGCGTTAATGCGGCCAATCAAGCCTATCAAGCAGGTATTCAAGGGTCTCAAGCTGGTATGCAGGGCGCGAGTATAGGGCTGCAAGGTGTAGATCGTCAACTTGCCGGTACGGCTCAAGGTATGCAGGGCGCTCAAGTTGGCCTGCAAGGTGTGTCTGGTGCTCAAGCAGGCTATGGTCTGGCTAATCAAGCGGCATCTAATATGTCAAATATTGCTGGCCAGCAGCAACAAGGGCAGCTTGCTATGCTCAATGCTCAAAACACTATTGGCGCACAGCAGCAAGCTCTGGAGCAGCAGAAAATTAATCAGGCTATGCAGGACTATGCAAATGCACAGCAGTACCCTCTTATGCAGTTGGGCACTATGTCTAACATGCTCCGTGGACTGCCAATGCAAGCGTCTTCAACTCAGCAGTATCAAGCTCAGCCTAGCGCAGCGTCTCAACTTGTTGGTGCGGCTGGTGCTGGTGCGTCTCTTTATAACGCATTGAAAGCAGAAGGCGGTGTAATTAAAGGCTACGCTGGAGGCGGCATCATGTCTTACGACATGGGCGGTGAAGTTGAAGGTCAACTTGAGAACATGGACGAGAAAGGTTTGGCAACGCAAGCTAGAGAATCTACTAGTCCATCTATCCGCAGAATGGCGCAACGTATTTTGCGTGAGCGTCAAATGGGCAATAAGCCACAAGGCACAGGTCCTATGGGCGTTCAGTACCAAGCTCCTCAAGCTCAAATGCCCGCCATGCGTGGCGGTGGCATCATTGCGTTTGCTAAACCAACCGATGCAAATAATCAGAGTCTTGTTATGGACCCTGAAAAAGGCGAAGGCGATGCTACTGGACTTGATCCATTGGGAAGAACCATGGAGCAACGCCTCGCAATGGAGCCTGCTGGCATCATGAGTGGTACGGCGGCTCCAGCAGTGCCTGCTTCTCCTAAACCTTTAGCCGATGTTGTAAAAGAAGCTACACGCCAGCGTGATATTTACTCGACTCAAGCAAACAGGTCAACTGAGGATGTTATAAAAGAAATTCAAGCTGAACGTACTGCTTCTGGAATTGGTGATAACAAAGCGCGTGAAGATTATCGTGCTCAACAAATGGCTGAGCGCGCTAACACAAAAGACGAACAAGAACGTCAACGTTACATGCGTATGGCGGAGTTTTTTGCTTCGTGGGGATCAACTCCGGGCCCAACGCTTGTTGCTGGTATGAACGCATTAAAGCAATCAATACCCGGAATTATTTCTGACGAAAAAGAAGCTAAGAAAGCTCGTAAAGAAGCAGACAAAATTATCTACGACATTGACGAGGCCACTCGTCTTGATAAGCTTGGCATGCACACCGAAGCTACGGCACGTAGAGAAAAAGCTGCGGGCCACGCTCAAGACTTTAATAAACAACTGCTTACATTTCAGGCTCAAATTGAGAGTAACAAAAAAGCGCTTGAAGTTGCAGAGATTCAAGCTAAAGGGCAGCTTGATGCCGCTAATGTACGCGCAAAATCTGATTCAGCTTATAGAACGCAGACGGAGTCAAATAGAAATGAAGACCGTATATACGGTAGATATCTAGCCGCGACTAAAGAGTTTAATGATGTGGTTACCGATGTTGCTAGACAAGAGTCGCAAGATGCGCATAAAAACGACTTGAAGAAGTTAGAGCAATACACTATGGGGGCCAAAGACAAAAAGACTGGCGAAATTAACCCAGATAAAATTAACAAAGAATACAAAGCTCCGTATGCTGAAACTTTAAAGCGCGTTAACGACCGTAAAGAAGGATGGGCGACTGCAATTTCAAACGCCAAAAAAGAAAAAGATACTGCTTATACCCGGTATACAAATTTAGGCGGGCCAGCGGCAGCAAACAAACCAAAAGGCGCTCCTAAAGTATCATTGGACGATCCAAGTTTGCAAAAACAATAAGGAGCAGTCATGGCGCTAGACATTGAAAAAGCACGGGCGGCTGGCTACTCCGAGGCTGAAATTGTTGACTATTTAGGCAAAGACTCAACCTTAGATATTGGCAAAGCTAGGGCTGCGGGGTATGACAACGCAGCTCTTATTAAGCACTTAAGCGCTCCTAAACAGGAAACGCCTAAACCTGCTGCCCCTGCTGCGCCCCCTGTGGCTACAGGTCCAAAGGGTAAAGACACCACGCAATTGTCAGACGACGATGAGACTGGCAACTTTATGCGCGGCATCTATAACTACCTGCCACAGCTTCAAGAAACCTATGGCGGTGCAAAAGTATTTGCGGGTATGGGGTTGAAGAAGCTAGGCGCTACAGAAACTGGACAGGAGTTGATTGAAAGCGGCAAAGAGTCAATGGATGTTGGCGAGTCTAAGCAGTTGACCCGTGAGTCTGATTCTTTAACAAAAGCATTTGAAAAAGGTATTGGTACTGTTGTTACTGATTGGCTTCCATACAACATTGGTTCTGGTATTGCAAACATTGGTGAAACCCTTGCTTTTATGGGTATTGGCGCTGGCGTAGGAGCAGTGACAGGTGCGGGTGTGGGCGCGATTCCCGGCGCAATTAGCGGCGCAATATCTAAAACTCTTGTTAAAAAAGGTATTAAAGAAGCTGCTGAAACCATAATTGAGGCCGAGGCTAAAAAAGCCGTTGCCGCAGGCGCTACTAAACAAGCAGCCAAAGCTGCTGGTGAGGTTGCTGGTACTAAATTTATTGAAGCGCAAAGTAAAAACGTCCTGCTTGAAGCGAGCGAGATGGCGGCTAAAGCCTATGGAAAAGCGGGCGCTAAGTCATATGGCGCAACTGCCGCCATGGTGGGGCAAGCTGGGTTACACGGTACGGGCGAGACTACAAGCCGTGCGGTAAATGAAGCCGAAAGAGCGGGCATGGACGTAGAAGATATTGACTACGGACGCCTTGCTACAGCAGCTGCGGTTCATAGCGTGGCCGACTTCTTCATAAACAAAATTGGCGTAAACGCGTTGAAGATTGGTGAACAAGCTACGCAGTCTTTAATTCTGGATATTGGTAAGCGTATTGCTGTAACTGGTCTCAAAGAAATCCCCGCCGAAGAAATCCAAACAATGGCTGAGCGCTATGGCGCAAACTTGTCGTTGACTGATGCAGAAGCTTTGCGTGAGTACGTTGATACCGCTGGCGCTGCGTTTGCTATGTCAGTTGGCCCCGGAACAGTAGGTGGCGCTAAAACTCATTACGTAAACAAACTTAAAAAAGCTGGCGCTGAAGCTGAAACTGCGGGGCAAACATATAAAGGAGACCTCACAGTCAACAAAGATGTTGTACCCCCAACAGCTAAAGGTTTTGATAAAGAAAGTGCTGACCTACTCATGCCTGCTTCCGATGCAGCGGGTAAGCCTATTGTTGCTAATGTCGCGGCTGCTGAAGTTACTGAGGCTACACCCGCACCTAAAAAACCTAGAACGTCAGGTGTAGCTTTAGATTCAATTGAAGCGGCTACTGACTACGTGCAAGCACTAGATGCGGGCACTAAAAAGCCAAACACAATGCAAGTAAATGCATTGATGAAAACTTTAGGTATTGCTCCTCCAGAAAAAGGAGAAGGTTATTTGGGCCGCTCAGTTGCGGCAGTTAAAGCGCGTCTTGCAGAACAAGGAGCACCCGATGCTACAGGAACTAACATCGAAGCAGGTGGAGGAGGCCCTGATGTGGCTGCACTCACCGATACAGAGCAGGCCGCCGCAGGAGATGCTGGATCTCAATCCCGTGGAATGGTATCTACTAGAGCAGATGCTGGGCCAAATTTGGCTAGAACAGGCCCACAGCCCCCTCCATTAATAAGCCCCGTATCGCAGCGAATCATTACGGATGAATACAACGCTGGAGCAACTCCTGCTGAACTTATTACTAAATATGGTGGTACACCAGAAGCAGCCGCCAATATTGATACGTTTATTAAATCTCTCCCACCTCAAGGAACCACAGATGGCACTGCGACCTCTCAAGCCAAGCAAACAAAAGCGCAAGGACAAGCATCAGCAACCAGACCAGCAGCCGGATCAGTAAGCCTCGGTAGTCTTGCGCCAGAAATTCAAGAAGATATTCAGTCTCGTAGAGACACTGTCTATGAAATGGTCAGTGAAGGCGCAGGCGCAAATAAAATTGCCAATGCCTACAAAGCTTTAAACGCTTTGGAAGAGCGCCTCGGCCTAGATATTACTAAGCCTACTACGCTTAGCGCTAAACGCGATAAACAAGGCCGCTTAAAAACTCAAGACCTCGTTGATGAGGGCGGTCAGGCAACAGCTACTGAGCAGGATAGAACGCCGGGGTATCAAGGTGATGACTTGCAAGAGGCAATGAATCTTGCGGATAAGTACGACAAACAGGAAGAGCAAGAAAAACAGAAAGCGTATGAAGAGTCTCTGGGTAAGGGTGAGTCACGTTATGACCAAGATAATTTGCCTAGTAACGCTGAAGAAAACTACGACGCCGTAGCTGAAGAGCTTAACGCGAAGGCTGAGACCGCCAACGAAACACGCAAAGGTCTTGCAGCCAAAGTAGCGGGCTTAACGCAACAGCACAGGGACGCTGTAAATGAAGTTGAGCGGCTTGAAGATGCTATTGATGCTGCTGAGCGTAACAACGACCAGAAAAAATTAGCAACTCTGCGTGAACAAGAAAGCGAAGCCAACAGCCGCGAGAGCAACTTGCTCGGCGATTTGATTGACTCGCAAACAGCACTGCAAGGACACGGCGTTGTACAAAACCAGCTTAAACCTTGGCGCAAGCTTGACTCTACCGATAAAGACATCTACTTCGGGTACATCCGTAAAAACACGCCTGCTGAACACCGCCAAGCTGCCGCTGCACTGCTAGACGCAAAGAACAAAGCTGGCGTTAAATCTCGTGAGGGTGAGGGCAAGATGGACGCAGCGGAGCGCCGCGCTGCCCAAAACTACGAAGACAACCGTGCGCAGATGAGCAAGCTGCTCGGCGTTCAGTTCCCTGCATGGGAGAAGTTGTCGCCTGCCGCAAAGGCTGTGTATCTTAGAGAGATTGTTAACAACGCTGGGCAGCAGCAAGATGTGGCGTTTGCCAAACTTGGCGTTAAGCTGGTCCAAGACAACAAAGCGTTAAGCGAGCAAGAGAAAAAGCGCGATCAGAAAAACATCACTGACCGGCAAGAAGAAGTGCGCCGCAAGTCAGAAGAGCAAAACGAAAAAGACCGCAAGACCCGCGAAGCTTACGAGCGCAACAAACCGTCTGCTAGTTCCCTGCCTAACAGCGTAATTCAAATGATCATGAACAGCGACCTGCAAGGTGTGCTGGACTACATGAGCAACGCTAAGCTGGACTCTAAATCAGCGCCTACTAAGCGGATCATGAAAGCAGTGGCGCAGGCTCTTGCCGCTATGAAGCTCAACACCAAAATACAAATTGTTGAGGCCTCAAAGATTGAAGGTGACTTGGCGCAGTACGACCCAGTCAAAGACGTTATCTACATCACCAGAGAAGGCCTGAGTAGCAACACTATCCTGCACGAGATTATCCACGCAGGTACGGTCAAGGTCATCAACGAGTACTTGTACGGTAACAAGGGCTCTCTGTCTCAGTTGCAGTTAGCTGGCGTCAGGCAGTTAGAGCGGATCATGGAAGAGACTCGTGGGTCACTTGCTGTAGATCATCCTGAGGCATACAGAAAAATTAAAGTAGACGGAAAAGAAAAACTTAACCTGTTTGAGTTTGTGTCTTATGCTTTGACTAGCGCTCAACTGCAACAAGACTTGCATGATGAGTCTGTCGCGGGTGCTGGCGCAGAACGCTTGCTTAAAGGTGTTTACGGCAAAGAAAACACTATCACAGAAACTATTGGCAAAATTCTGCCTACGGACAAGTCTCAGTGGTCTAAGTTCAAACTAGCTATTGCGCGTATTCTTAAAGTGCGTGATGAGTATTTGACTAAAGGCAAGTTGGACAGAACTGCTGACACCAACTACTTAATGGAGATTGCGGCGGCGTTTGAAGACATCCTTGTCAAACCAACTGAGCCAATCTATCTTCCAGTGCTACCGGCTAAGAAAGCTGCCGCCCCTGCTAAAGCGCCTAAGCAAGCGCCTAAATTTCAAACGTCTGGGTTGTATGAAAAAGACAAGTCCTACAAATTAAGTAACAAAGAGAAGCATGGCCTAGACGTTGAAGGTGACCTATCAACAATAGGCCGCGTTAAACGCGCTTTTAGCCGTCATGGCTGGAGAGACTTTGTTACTAAAGTGCAGAGTCGGCGTCATCACATTCGCGCCTATGAAAATGAATTAGCTATGGCGGGGTTGCTTGTGCGCGATCCAACCTTGGCATTTAATAACGTCAGTGAAAAACAAGACTTAGCTATAAATCAAGGCGTCCGATACGCTATTGATTATTTGCAGCAGCCCCTGCAAAAACTGCATGAGAGTTTTAGCGACTGGTTAACATCAACTAATCAAAATACCGAAGCGGGTCTTGAGCAGTTTCATAAATTAGGGGAGATGTTTGGGGCAACTGAAAAGCGTTTTACTAAGTGGTTAATGTTTGTGCCGTTAAGTAAAATACAAAATTTAATTCACAATGGTAAACCAATCAGCGCCGCTGAGCGCCGCATTGCTCTTGTGGGCGACCCACGTACAGGAGTAGATGGATTAATTCATAGAGTTAAATTAAATGCTCAACAAATGGCAGCTATTAATAAAGAGCTAGAGTACCTCGCTACTAATCATAATGATCCATTTGGTGATAGTCCTCGCATCAGCGAAAAAATGCGTATACGATTTGCTAAACCCGGCTCAAAACACAAGGGCTTAGATGTTGATATGGACAAGCCAATCTTCAACGCTCTTGGTATTGAAAAAGTTACGGTAGATAAACGCATGGCTGAATTTCTAGCAAAAAGTCCAGAAGAACAAGCGTTAATTAAAGAAATATTTGCTCAAGTAAAAATTGTTACTGACGCCACCGCCAAGCTTAATGAAATTGGAAACTACTGGTCAATGCCTGTATCCAACATTGTAGGCATCTACAACTACCAATACTACATGCCATTTAAAGGTCTGTCTAAGCATAGCAAAGCGGATGACATGATTGACCCCAACAGCAAAATGAATGGCGCTGAATTGCAGGATGAAATTCATTCAGCAGAAGGGCGTTTCTCTACGTCAGATAACCCGCTGTTACAGACTATCTACGACGGCTATAGAGCGGCTAGCCGTGCTGGGCGTAAAGACTTTACGCAGGCTGTTGAGAATGCTGTTGAGCCAACTACTAAAAAAGACGCATACAACCCAACAGGTACGGGCATTATTGTCGGTAGGGTTGTTAAAACAGTTCCATTTTGGGAACGCGATACTACGGACCTTTCTAAATACAAAGGGGCCAATAGCAAGTACATGTTTAACTACAAAGCCGATGGTTCTATGAATATCATCGCTATCGACAACCCTAAGTTGTTGCAAGCTATTCGTTACCCATTCCAAGAAAAAACTCCGCTGTGGGACGCCGCTAATCGGATAACAGGATTTTTTGGATCAATGCATACGCGATTTAACTACAACTTTGCGCCAAAAGACTTTGTAGTAAATACATTGACCAATGCTTGGGTTGGGGCTACAAATGAAATAGTTGGCCCATTAGGTTCTGTTGCGTATTTAAAAGATGTAGCTATGTCGGTTGCTAGAAACGGTCTTAGCAAAGCAATGAATATTGCTGTGTTGCATGAGATTGGAAACGCTGGCAGTAAAAAAATTATGAGTGATATGGCGGCAAAAGATTCGTTTGTCCGCGACATGCTTGAGATGATTAGGTACGGCGGCAAGAGTACTTACATGGAAAGCTTCTCTTTAAAGTCAAATCTTGAGAACCTCAGTCAGAATTCTTTTGGTAAAAACAACATCATCACTGACCCTATTAGCGCAACTAAATTACTAGATAGCTGGAACAACATGTTTGAGTTTACAAGCCGTACAGCCATGTACTCTTTGTACAAAGAACGAGTACTTAAACAAAACATTGCTAAAGGCATGTCAGACAAGAAGGGGCCAAATGGTGAGCTATCTCCTGCCGAACGCGCTGCGGCTGAAGAATCCGCTGCGTTTACATTGAACCTTGCTAACTTTTCGCAACAAGGCGAATGGGGCAAGATCATGGGTGGTTTGTATATGTTTATTAAGCCGTCATCTACCGGCGCTGTGCGCGCCCTTGAAGCGGTAATGCCCGCTTTCACTACAGTAAAACGCGCAATGCAAGACTTGCCTCCTGTAATTGAAAACAATCCTACGGCAAAGGCTAAGTACCAAGAAACTTTTGAGCAGCGCCAATTTAACGCTCGTGTAATGACAACAACATTGATTGCCGCTGGCATGGGTCTATTTGAGCTGTCCATGATGGGCGCTCCTGACGATGAATGGGAGCGTAACGCAGCGCGAACAGATAACATGGAGCAGTGGACGCGCTACGCTCGTTTTCATATTCCAAACGAAGTATCAGAAAGAATTGGGCTTGGTAAAGACATCGTGTTCCAAATTCCGTGGGGTTTTGGCCCGGGCGCTTTTGCTGCTGCGGGTGCGCAATTTGCAGCTATGTTAGCAGGAACAATTTCTCCATGGGAAGCTTTCAGTAATACCACGTTTACTGTTATGACCGATGCGTTTTTGCCGTTACCAATGTCTAAAATCCCAATTACAGATGCAAAGACTGCTGTTATGTGGTCATTAGACTCAGTAGCTCCTTCTACGATTCGCCCTTTTGTTGAGTGGATTGCAAACGTAAATGGTATTGGTCAAGCAATTAATAGCGCGTCTCAACGCCGTATGGGCGACGCCTATACCGGCGGGGATCGTATCCCGGAAATTTACAAAGATGTAGCCGATGGTTTATTTGAGGCAACTGAAGGCTATATAGACTGGTCTCCCAACACAATGTATTTCTTTACTAATAGCTATCTTGATGGCGTAGCTAAAATTGCAGAGTTAGGATACTCATGGACTAACCTTGGTAAAGGCGAAAAAGAATTTAATGCTAAAACAGACTTGCCGTTGTTTGGTTCTTTCTTTGGCGCTAAGACCAACGTTGATTCTCGTGAGTACGGCAAAATAGAACAAAAAATTAAAGATATAGATAAACGTCTGTACACACTGGATAAACGTAATCCCGTGCTTTATGCAGAATTTGTAGCTAAAAATCCTTTATACCCAAGTATTGTTGAGCAGTACCAATCAGCGCAAGGTGAACTTAATGAAATACGTAAACGAGCTTTTGAAATTCGCAATAATAAATATTTGGCAATTAAAGACCGTGATGCGCTTTTAAAACTTGTTACCCTTGAACAAAACATGCTCAAGCACCGCCTCGTAGAAGACTTCAAAGCGATGGGTCTAGAGCGTTAACGGACGCGCCAAGCGCGGACTCCAATGTGATTGTCTTTGTGCGTGACATAGCACTTGACTCTCACATCGGCGCGCTTGGCTCCGCTTTCTAAGACGTAGATCATCTCAGCAGGGCGCAAGGTGGGGATGAAAAAACTCTCCCCCACCTCCATTGCATCAAACGGGAATATCCACTCTGGTTCTTTGATGTCACTGGGATTCATTAAACAAGTCGCTTGGAATCTCAGTTTTGAACCAATAGAGATATGCAGGATCAACGCTGATCGCTGACTTCCAGCCAGTAGTGAGGCGTCCCTTCTTGTCGTCTACGAGAATCTTCTTCTCCCGCATGTCAAACTCAAACTCACGCAAACTCACTTGACGCTCCGCGAGGAACTTCTTGAACTCAGTCTTAGACACTTGCAAGAGACCTTCTTCACTGACGATGCGCCCTACGAGTTGGCCCCGGGGTTCCATAGTGACCTTGCCATCCTTGAGTACAAGTATGTTGCCCATGTTCTTGTTGATAAAGTCGCCAAGCAGAGACGGGTAGTCGGTGCGGTTAACCTTCACAACCTTGTCCCTGATCTCAATCATTGCCAGCACAGTCTGGTGGTAGATGCGTTCAAGGTCGTAGCCCGTGATGTTGTGTTCGTTAGCGATGGAGCCGCCGCCAAACGTTGAGCCGATCAAGTTCTGATAGAAGCGGTACTCAGCGTAGATGCCAAAGTCTTTCTCAAACCTCTCGTCCCATCTGGCGATGTGATCCAGCACATAGTTGTCGCCGCCTTTCAGAATCTCCTTGATGTACATCGGCCCTGCATGCCCGTAGTTGAAACGGAACGCATCAAAGATGTACTTTCCCATCTTGCCGTCTTGATTGAGCAAGCTAGGTCTGTGGATTAAAAACTCAATCACACGAGCCGCCTCGCCATCGGGGCTAGCCTTCAGAGAGTCAAGCTTACCGTAGACAGAGTGATTGTTAGTTAGCATAGCAATCAGTGACGCGGACATCTCATACTCACGCTCAGCGTTGACCGAACCCTGCATACGAATCTTGGCCTTGCCATGAGACACGTTGTGAATCAAATTGCTCAAGTCCTCAGGCTTCTTGTCGCCCACCTCATCAAGCCCAAACATCAAGCTGTGCAGTCCAAGGTAGCGCCCAGTCAAGCCGTTGTCTGTGGCCTTCACCACGCTCAAATCCTTGGGATGCCCAAAGATACTTAGCCCACCGTACATTGCGCCGGTCTTGGCATTGCCAGAGCGCCCAGTAAGGCTCACAGTCACTCCGGAAGTTGACGTATAAGGCATTAATGGGGAGCCAAACCCGCACATAGACGCAAAGGCATGCAGTTCAAACTCTGGCTTGTTTAGATAGTCCATCGACTCACGCCAACGCGCAAACGTGCCAGCTTGTGTCAGGTGTTTGGCTAAGCCACGAACAAAGGGCGACGATGGCGCATCAAGAACTTCACCTGATAGCGTGTACTCCTTCTTGCCAATAACGAAGCTACGCTTGTCCCAGTTGGAGTTATCAGAGGTGCGCTCTTCTGTCCACCCCATCTGCATGCGCATCTGCAACGCCTTGTCAGTTGTCTGGAGGTACTGCCCCCATTTGATGATGTAGTTCATAAGATGTTGGTCATTTACTGATGCAAACAATACGCCGTTGCTGGTCGTGATTGCTTTGAACGCTTCCTTGGCGTAGACGCTTTTCATAGGAAGCAAGAAGTCACGGAACCCGTCGTGCGGCAACTCGTAGCGCATCTGCAAGCACTCGCCGTCATGTGGGCTGATCATGCGCGTTAGCGGGTACAGATCGCTAGAGAGAATCAGTACAGGGTCATCCTGATGCTTGACGCCCTTCTTGTCAACTTTGGCGGGGGGAACAAAGTAAATGCCTCCGTTCACTCCTCGGACGTAGGGGTAGAGGTACTCGGGGAAATCAGGAACCTTTTGGGTATGCGGGACTTCCCAAACTGCGTCCTCTTTATTTGTCGCGGGGGCTGGTTTGAATTGTTTACCCAAAACAATTGGGCTTGTGATCCTACCTCTGTGCTGACATCCATCGCATCGACTGGGGTAGTTGTCAATGAACCACTCACAGGTTCGTGGAGCAGGAATGGCATCTGCCTTTTCTTCTGTTTTTGCATGGTCGTATCTTGGGTCTGGGTTGGATAACTCATGGATAGCAGTCGCGCCATCATCACAAAACTTAGCGATGGATAGGCCTGCCCGCCACAACGGCTCTTCTAAAGAGGCGGCGTTCTCACAGATGTATTTAATCTGAGCGCAGCCACCTTCCTCGTCAACACTTTTTTGCGCCAACACCTCAAACGTTTTCGCAAAGTTGTCTAGCTTCAGAATTGCTTTGGTGTCCTCGTCAACGCCCTTGGGTATGCTTGCAAGGATGTCTTCCGCATTAAGCTCCTCTTGTGTCTGTGGGACTGCCGGTGCGGTTGGCGCTACACCAAAAAAGTCTTTAAACTCGTTCCAGTTGTAGACATGAATCTCGTCACTAACAACGGACGTTGGCTCTGGCGGGTCAAACTTGTAGTTGAGCGTCTCAGGTGCGCGCATGATACGGGCGGCATCTGCTGTAACCACTGGGTCAATAGATATATGCTGGAGACATAACGCTTTGAATTTCTCAGCGACCGGCTTCCACTCATCTCGTGGGATGTCCTCATCCATGATCCAGTAGGCGTGTATGCCGCCACCTGAGTCAATCACCACTGGGTCAGGTAACCCAGTCTCCCCAACCAGTTTGTAAAGCGCTGTGTGTGCATCGCCCTTTGATTGGTAGTCTTTTCCCGCACCGACATCTAAGTCAATGAAGAACGATCGCACGAAGAGGCAGTCGTCTGCTTTCCTGCTGTAACCCTCAAACGTTCCAAGCGCAACGAAAGTGTTGGCTCCCTTTTTCTTGAACGTCTCTATCTGTGCAAATACGTCATCAAGTGTCTCTGCGAATTTATTGGAAACCTTTTTGTCAGTCCCAATGCTTGTTATGCAATAGACACCCTGCGTAGGCAATGCTTTCTCGTAGAATTGTTTTAACATGTCTCGCCAGAGTTGAAAAGAGCGGAACTATGCCCGCTCGGTAAATGGGTGGGGGTACTAGCACAGCGTTCCCCCCGATTTCTATTTAGTCAAATTTCCTCCCGACCATATCTTCAAGGTACGCTTTAGCCAGTGCGGTGTTCTTTGCTGGAAGAAGACCTTTGGCAGTGTCACTCTCAATCAAGTCAGTCAGTGTCTCAACCTTAATAAGGTTGTTATGGCGCAAAGGTTTGCCACGGAACCAACTGAAGACCGTCATGCGAGTTACCTCTAACGCACTGGCTACGTACTTTGCAGGGAGATTCGCATTCACGCAAGCAAGCGCCAGTGCAATGCCAGCCCTATTGGGATTGGCCTTGTGCAACTCAATCAAAAAAGCTTCGCTGTATGTCCGTGACATCCCTACTCCTTATTTTTTAGACCACTTTTTCACCACGTCTGAGATGTCTTTCTCTTCGACTGCGGCGGCTTTTTTAGACTCAACCTTGACGGGAGGAGCTTCGTCTTCAACGATTTCGTTGCGGTGGCTAGGTACTTCAACTTCGCCTGTGCTGTCCGCTTGGAACACGTTCATCTTGATAGCGGCTTCAGCCACTGGGCTCTTGGCTTGATTCGCAATGGTCTGCAAATCTTCGTCGGGAACCTTACCAGCTGGCGAGAACATAACCTTTGGCGTAGGAGATTTTGTATCGAAGGCCATCTTAGTGATTACGCGGCCGGCGCTTACATTGTGTGAGGCCAAGTGCTGGATGTACGGACGAAACGGGAATCGACCATTGTCTTCCTTGCCAAACGCTGAAGTAGCTGGCAGCACCAACTGCATCACATCACCTGACGGATCGTTAGGCAAGACCACGGCTGTGCGCCATGACAAGCGGCAGGCTGTACCTGTGCCGCCCTGACCAGAACCTTTGACAGACTTGGTGCAGTCAAGGCAGGTAGAAGCGCAGGGAGTCTTGACATCTGCGTCAGGCTTCTCTGAGTCAGTAGACCAGCACACTGGGCTGACCTTCTGACCTTCTACATACGTGGCATCGTAGAACATGCGGGAGGCTTTGTGGGCCATCTTGACGAAGATCACGTTCATGTGACGGTCTTCAATAGCGCCAATTTCTTTGCCACCAGAGTACTTGCGGAACACGCCACCCTTGATAGAGATGCGTTTGTTTCCGCGAGCGCCACCTGCTACGGCAAGTGTGTCTTCATCCAAACCAGCGATAGGTGTTAATGCACCGCTGAACATTGCTGCGAGATCGTTACTCATGATAATTTTCCTGTTACTAGATTGAACTTAATTGGAGGGTTTGCGCACGACAATCGTGAACTCCCTCATCACATTCACGCCGGGCGGGAGACCTTCTCCTTGATGCTCAGCCATGAACTCTTTGAAATTGCCCTGATGGATACGACGTTCCAGCAAGTCAATCGCCTCGTTGTCCAGAACGAACTTCTTGAAGTTGTCCCAGTCATTTGTAGTGAACCGCTCCTTGAGGGAACGAATCACTGTGCCGCTTTCGGTGCGGATACTGCTTGCGTTTGTATCGTTGCACACTGTCAGCATGGACTGCTCAAGCAGTTTCATCTCCTGCTCTAGCTCACCATCTTTTACTTCCCAACTCGATTTGAGTCTCTCACGCTCATTTCGTATTGTCAAGTAAATCTTGACTAATTCATCAAGATTTGTCTCAGTAGTTTCACTCATATCCCTAGCTCCTCTTTGTACAGATCGACCAGTCTTTCGTGCGTGTCAACCTTGCCTTGCAACATCTGATAGACCTTACGCTCAGCCTCTGAGCCTTGCAGATGGACAACTGTCATGCTGTTCTTCTGCCCGACTCGGTCGATACGCGCCACGCATTGCAGGTAAGTCTCTACGCTCATAACGGGAGACCAGAACACAACTGTGTCTGCGGCGGTCAGCGTAACGCCATGCGATGCTGCCTGTGGTTGAATCACTAGAACTCGTGGATCTGTTTGTGTTTGAAATCGATTGATGATTTCGGACCGCTCTCTAGCGGGTACGTCTCCGTTAATTATTTCGTTGGCTACTCCTTGCGTGGTTAAATGACGTGCAACTAAAACGATGGTGTGCCGGAACGGGACAAACACAACGACCTTGTGCTGTGTCTCATCTAGCACCTCCATCAGTGCATTCAGGCGTGGTGACACGTCAAACTCCACCACCTCTTTGTTGTCGGTATAGATTGCTCCTCCCGACAACTGCAACAACTTACTCAGCTTCGCTGCCGCATTGACAGCGCTGATCTGTTCACCCGCTGCCTCTATCAGCAGCTGGTTCTTTAGCTCACGGTAGTACCTGTTAACTTGCGGCGTTAACGGCACTTCACGGGTCTGGTACACCAACTCAGGCAAGTCAAGACAATCAGCCTTCTCAAAGCGTATGGCAGGTTGCAGGGCGGTGAACACTTCTTGCTGTGCGATAGCTCGGGGAACCCACTTGAACTTGCTGATAGGTTGCATCACGCGATCACGCCAAGCTGTGAAGTACTTGGGTACGCCAGCAGGGTTGACCAGCTTTGCTAGCCCGAACGCATCCAGCGGGGACTGCGAGGCAGGTGTGCCTGTCATCATCCAGAGGCGGGTCGAAGGGGTGATCAATTTAGCCAAGGTCTTCCAACGTTTTGTCGATACTGTTTTATATGCGTTGGCCTCATCAATAACAATTAGGTCAAACCCTACTTTACTAATATCTTCTTGAACAATGTTGACCCCATCGAAGTTGATGACAACAAATTCGTACTCTCCTTTAATAATCTTTTTGCGCTTGGATGCGTCTCCGTAAGCAACACCAACTGTTCTGTGCATGGCGGTCTTGAAGATATCTGCTTGCCACGCTGAGTACATGATGGACAAGGGGCAGACGATCAAGACTCGTCTGACTATCCCCAACTGCATGAGGTAGTCTGCCGCCCAAATGACTGAGGAGGTCTTGCCTGTGCCAGCTTCGTTGAAACAGAAGCAGCGGTCTCTCAAGGATAGGAACGATGAAGTAACTTTTTGGTGAGCGAACGGCTGGTACATGCCGGGCCAGTCGTACTCCTTGAGCATTGGGTTAGGAGCATCTCCATAGATGCGTACAAGGCGTTGCATCTCGGGTACGCCCCAGTACACCGCTACCTCTGCGTTTGTGCCATCGTCTTTGAGCACCTCGCACCTGTCTATGTGTCCAACGAGAAATTGCAACTCGCCGGACGGAATTACCATGTGGACAACTGTGTCCTGCACTACATTCATACTGTTCCTTACTGTGTTAAAACGTGGCCCCTTACGGGGGCTAGTCGGTTAAGCCTGTCGTGCAGAAAGGAGATGGAGTACTCTGTCACCGCTTAACTGACATGGTTACAAAAGGGGTAGGCAACTGCAAGAATGTCAACCCCCCAGCCTACTCACTCATGCCTAACAGTAGAGATTACTTCTTGCGCTCTTTCTTGCTTGTCTCTGACACCAAGTTTCCCTTAGTGTCTCGTTTGAATGAACGGTTCTTTGCCGCGCTTTGAATGCGCAGCCCGTCCTTGTTAGAGCCGCCTTTGTCAAGGGCTTTAACGTGGGACACATCCTTGCCTTCACGCTTGTCAGCTTTGCCGTTGCCGTTGGCATCAGACCCTGTCTTGTCGATTGCTCGACGCCCCTTCTGACGCTCCATGCGGCGCTCATGCTCACCGCGAGTCTTTTGCTGTTGATACTCTTTGTCGTAGGGGCGAGGTTTGTTGACGTAGGCCATTATCTTTCCTTGTGATGAGTGCAAGTGTTTACGGGACACCAGCCGCAGAGGGGTGTTGGATTGGGACTCCAGACATCCTTTATATACGATGTATCGAGACGATTCAAGTCGGGGTAAAAGGCGTCCCAAAGCTCTGAAATGTCTTCTCTAGAATATTCTTCAGTCATAAAACTGTTCTGCACTACGAAGAGTAAACCCGCTTTGATCCGGTTGATCTCAGGATAGTGGGCGAACGCCATGAGCGCCATCAGCTTTAACTGTTTTGGCTCAGGGTACTTGTTGCTTCCGGTCTTGTAGTCGATGATGAACGCTGTATCGCCGTCAATGATCATCAAGTCCACGATGCCCCGCACCCAGTAGCCCTTGCCGTACTCACATGCCTTACCTTCGGCGTCAAGCGCCATCCTCTGCTCGGGGTGTCGAGTTCCCTCAATCTCCATGAGCGTATCAAGCACAGGTTTGAACTGTTGATAGTTCTTGGCAAGAGGCTTGCCTTCAGCGACGTAATCTTCACAGGCCTTGTGTACCTCATTGCCATACGTCATCTGCGCGGTCGGCTTGATGTAGAAGCGCTTAAGTACCTTGATTTCTTGGTACTGCTTGGGGCAGTTGACGTACTGCTTTAAGGACGAGAAAGACCATGTGAAATTCATGTGTTCTCCTCCACGTTTAGCAAGCGCAGTTTCATGCGCTCAAGTAACCACAGAACATCCCCACCATCGGTGTAGGTCGAGGCAAAATACTCCTCACCTTCCTTGTCGTAACCGATCAGGATTACATCCTCCAGTTTTCCCTTAGTATTCTCAAGCACCATGTCAGGGTCAAGGTCAAGTTTGGTAATGCCGTTAAATAGAATGACGTTGCTCATTTTTTCAGTCATGCGTTTTTCTCCTTGAGTCTGTCTTCCGTCATTTGCAAAGCCTGATACCGAGTGTTTGCTTTATCCAAGATTTCAAAAAGCTCCTTATTCGTCAGCCCTACCCACTCTCGCTTGTAGATTTCAGCCTCGGGTCTGCCAGCATTGATTTCTTTAAGTTGCGCTTTGGCTTGCTCAAACTGTTCTTGTAGTGTCATGCGTTCAACTCCTTCAACATGGCTTGCACCGCTTTTGCAAACACTACTTGTCCCCAAGGCATAGGCGCACCTCGGTGTTCCGCTACCACCTCGTAGTAGATGGCTTCTATCTGTGAATCACTCAGGTCTACCCACGGCTTCTTGTAGACCTGTGTATCATCGTCTTCGTCAGTCATGTGTTCTTCTCCCTAAGGCGTTGTTCAATGTATTCAATGACTGCCTCCATGTAAGTAGTCTTCCAATCACTCAGATAAAGCGCATGCTGCTTCTCTTCAAAAGTCAGCCCTACCCACGGCTTTTTGTAGACCTGTGTGTCATCGTCTTCTTCGGTCATTTCTTCTCCTTTACTTTAGCCGTACCAAGCGCGAGGAACCAATCTTTAAACACATCAGCAGGGCGGCATGCTAGGTATATCCCCCTGCCATCACGCACCTTGGATATTGCGGCAACTACGTCCTTCCAATCGTCTTGGTTCATGCCATAAAGTGCTTCCTGTGGCGATGTGCATGTGTGAATCGTGGTCAGGTCAGCAGTGCGCTTGCCGCAGCGTTCGCAGAAGTTGCGCTCCTCTGGCTGTGCTGCGGGTGGGTAGTTGTTGCTGCTACAAGCCACACACTCGTAAAGTACCTTTGCCTTGCACTCGGGACAGGTTGGCTCCTGCACTTGCTGTGCTTCGTCTTCTTCTAACATCTTTGCTAATACTTTTCTTGCTGTTGGCGTGTCCGGCATCTTTGCTTCGTCCAACATTTCTTTTGTGATTTTCATATTAGTAGACTCCAGATGTAAAGCCCCGTAAAGAAAAACAAAGCGGCTATCACTACCAGCGCCACCAAAACAAACCCAACTAAAACGCTGCCGACTATCTGCCACGATTGCGGCACTGGCTCAATGTCTTCGGGAACAATTGGGTACGGCTTGACCTTGCGGACTTCTTCGTTCATGTTGTCTCCTTAAGTATCGTTGTATTTGACATATATTAACACTCTCCATAGGTCTGTGCGTACTTCGCTTCGCAAGTCACGGGTAAACCCCTAGCCCACTCGGGTGGCGTAGACATGCACTCGACGATATATGCAAGAGCCTCATCTTTCTCCGCCTCGGGAACCACGATCACCGCCGCATCATGGACAGTCAGGGCAACGCGATAACGCTCGTTGATCTTGATCATCTGCTCCCCCACGATGATTCGCGCCAAAGCTTGAACTACGTTTTCAACTAGCGACCCGCCCCACAGAGACACGGGGCCCTTGCGCGACTTGTAGACATACTGACTCTTAGACTCCGACGTATCCAGCTTCAGTTCAGGGTATCGGATAGAAAGCCCATTAGGGAGACCAACCCCGTCTTTAGTGATTTTCAAGCACTTGTGTTTGCCGTAGTAGTACGGCTTGCCTTCCCAGTTGGCAAGATCTTTGATCACCTTGTCGCCGTCTTTCCAAAGCTTGATCACCTTGTCGTTGGCTTCGCGGTATGTATCAACATAGTTCTTAGCCTCGGTTTCGGTAACGATTGCTCCCGGTGGCTGAGTCTTCAGCGTGTGCTGAAGCTTTAACGCGCCAGTCCCGTAGCCTAAACCCAAGATGCAGGTCTTGCCCACGAAACGCTCCACAGGGTTGGCCTTGGTTATGGGGCGCTCATATATCTTGGACGCAAAGACCGAGTAGACATCCTCCCCGTTGCTGAACTGCTTGACCACATCCTCTTGCCCCGCCAGCCAGACAAGAACACGCGCCTCAATCTGAGAAGAGTCACAGTTGATGACGATGTGATCGTCGGGCGCTACGACTGCGTTCTTCAGAGCTTTCTTTTTCTTATCTCTACTTGGTAGATTTTGGAAGTTAACCTTATCACTGCCAGCCCAGCGTCCAGTATGCGCACCGTAGTATTTGAGTGGGATGGGCAGGCGGCCCCTGTTGCGCTTGCCAACGTCAATGAATCTCTCAATCCTTGATTCTTCGATGGTGGATTTTGTGCCGAGTCGCACAGCGCATAGCTGTTGGATAAATGGGTCATCATGTTCAGTGAGTTTAAGGAAAGCTTCGTCGTTCTTCGCCAACGCATAGGTCATCTTGCCTGTTGTCTTGCTCTCCTTCATCGGAGCCTCAACCCCGCGCTCGACTAACAATTCAGCAAACTGTTTATTACTGGCGAGTCGTTTGCGCACCGCCTCTGCGGTCTCACATTTTAACTTCTCCATCAAGCCCTCAAGCAACAACTGCTTCTCTTCTTTGAGTTCCTCGTAGCGCTCTTGTAGTAGCGCATCATCAACAAAGAACACAGGATGCGTGAACATGCGCAGGGTCATGTCAATCAACGCCAACTCGTTCTCGGGGAAGTCGCTCAACAATATTCTAAACAACTCATGCGTGAGGTCTACGTCGTTCTTACAGTACTCGCCGTATCGCGCAAGCTCTTCTTTGTTGAAGTCGAGTCGAGCCTTGCCTTCAGCGGCGATCACTTCATCGCCTTTGACGCCGATCTTGTAGCGTTCAGCCAATGCCTTGAGTGAGCCACCTGCCTCAACGCCATGAATCGCTCTCGCCATACACAAAGTGTCAAGCATGAACGCGGGCGTGATGCCATAGTGCCAGCTAAGAATAGCGCCATCGAAGAGCGTGTTGTGGCACAGAAGCGGACTGCTGCCCCAGTCTAGCGATGTTAGATATTCTTTTATCTTATCCCTACCGCCTGATACCCAGACAGTCGGCTGCTCATCCACCTTCACGCCCACGCCGATAACTTCAAAGCGTTTATCGCGTATGTATTCCTCAGTGGTCTGATGCTTGAAGCCCAGCTTGATCTTGCTATCGTAGTAAGTCTCAAAGTCAATCGTTATTAGTCGCATCTGTTTTTCCAAAGATTTTCTCGTAGTACTGTGCGGGGAACGGCGCTTTCTTCTCTAAGAGTGTTCGCAACCATTCCGCACCGCCAAGCTGACCAAGTATCAAGAACTGCTTGTCGGTCAGTCGGATTTGTCTTCCTATGAGGGGCGAGGGGGGTTTGGGTCTAGGCATTTCCTCTCCCGATACCGAGTTTTCTCCAAAAGCCAGCACTCCCTGCCCCCGCTTCCTTAGCAGCGTACCGCGCATGCATCTCCGCTGTCGCTTGTGAGTCGGCGTACTGCTTCTGCATCATCTCTTGCTGGGCCTGCATCATCTCTTGCTGGCCTCTTGGGTCTGTCCAACCTTGACCGTACTGTTGAGAACTACTGGTTACGCCGCCAGTGAACGGGGTGCGTATGGCGTTCGTAAGGTACGCCCGTTTTAACGGGTCAAGCTCTGTGTCTGTGTTCTCGCCAGCCAATGTCTTGAGAACTTGCTCGTTAAACCTATCAAGCATATGTTGCCTTCTAGATTCCTCCATCGCCTTATTGATTGCGTCAGCCTCTTCTCTCGGTAAGCATTCTCTGGCGGCATTGAGGACTCTAGACCACCTGCCTATGCCGTGTATGTCATGATCTGCGAACTCTTCGGGGCAATCTTTTATCCGCTTCAGCAAAATCTCTGTTCCGATTTCCATGTCTAATCTCCTAAATTAAAACAACTGGTATCAAAATAGCGTCCCACTGAGGCATGGGAGGCTATCTAAGAAAAAGTATGGCTACAAAAAAAGGCATGGCGAACCATGCCCTAAGGGTTTAAACTTTGGCGCGCTCGATAGCTCGGGTCAGATACCACTGAGCCTTGCGCAAGTCTTCTAGTTTGCTACCCTTGTGGTCTGCCCTAGTGACATACTTGACAACATTGCCCAAGTGAAAGCCTAGACTTTTTGCCTCAATAAAGTCAATGGTCTCAATCCCGCCTATTTTGTAGTGGGGCGGATGGTTCACGCTGTCGGCGTTTAGTTCCTCTTCTGTTGGGCCTCCTGCTAGGATTGACTGCCCACTACTAGTCACGGCTATGGTCTGCCAATTCTCGGGGCGGCTACCCTGCATGCGAATCTTGGCTTTGCCCTGCGACACCTCGTGAATAAGTTTTGCGTACCTCTGCTTAACCTCACTCTTCTGCGCATGGTCATCAGCTAGAGCTTTCCTAGCTTTTGACATCAAGACATAGGCGTATGACTTAGCTACGCCAAGCTTCGCCATCACTTGCTCTGTTTTGATATTCGGGTTAGCTTCCAAAAGCTTACGCACTTTCTCTGTTTTACTGCGGGTCATTTGCCTTCTCCTTTTTGGTTTGGCGTTTAATTGATACGATACCGGCACTGTGCCGATCTCGTGCCTTCTGCATAGAATCTGCTATCTCATACGCTATGTCGGCTAGTTCATCTGTAACCCCCTTTCTCATAATTAAACCAACTAGTGCAAGACCAGCGTGTAGGTCACGCAGATTGCTACGATCTTCATCATTCATAATTTCTCCAATAGCTGTGTCAGGTCATTGATGTTTGTTTCATCAATGACAAGGGTGAGCCCACCCACCCCACGGATGGCTGACATGTGTTTATCTTGTAAGGCAGTCGGCTTGTTGCCGTTAGCCTTGGCTTCAACGCCTATGAATCTTCCCTTGTAACAAATCACAAAGTCAGGGACGCCCGATGCACCATACCCAGTGCCAATAGGCATGGTGTAGTAAGCCCCCCTTGTTTGAAGAATGTCCTTGATCTTCTTCTTAACTGCTCCCTCAGGCGTCATTTAGCGTCCCACCCTTCAGTGACTCTAGAGTTGGTCGGTCTACAACTAAACAAAAGTAGGTGTCAGATGACCTCCACCCAACCTCATCAAGTTCGGGCGCGTATGTGTTTGTGTAGAGTGACAATCTAAGTACTTTTGAATCAGACAAGTACGAACCTCCGTTAGCTAGAATCATTGCAAATTTAGACTTCAATACATCAGGCAGGGTATCGTCCGTATAAATGCGGTGATACCCATCTGCTACATATACGATGTAGTTATCGTTCACCTTGCGAACAGGGACACGAACCAACTCCCAATTCTTAGGGTGAACCACAGGACTCATTTCCCCAATTAAGTGGGGCATGGGGTTGCCATCCATGCTTGTTCGTAATTGTTAGGGCTACTGTTATAGAAAAATACTGCATCAAGACCTTCATCGTACTTGTCTTGTAGCGGGAAGTTCAACACGCCAAGCCGCTTCATTTCCTTAGCTTCGTAAGAGACTTTCATCATCGTCATCAAGGGCAACAACTCGGGGTACTCCTCGATTGTTCTGACCCGCTTGAAGTCTTCAAGGGCTTCGTACTCAAATTTATTTGTGTCGCTGTGTATCACGGTTATCTTGAACTTTCCTATGAGCAGATGCTTGTACTCGTCTATGCCAATGAGATAGAAAGGATTCTTGAAGAACCGCTTGGATTCTTCTTTCTTTATGTCTCTTATCCTATCAGCTTCTTTGTAAATGTCAAGTGTATTTTTACATTTATTTAGGTCTAATGGGGCAATAATTCCATCGGTACTTTCCCCTAGTACGGTCAATAACATTGCGTGAATTTCATCAGGGGTGAACTCATTTCTTTTATCGCTTGTGCCCATCGAATTGCGTAAGACAGTTACGGCATGCTTGACTGTCTTCACCTTGGTATCCCTAAGGTGTTTCATAGGCTTCACAACCTCTTGGCGTTTGAGCACTGCCATGAGTGAAGAAAGTTTTGTACTGCGAATAGTCTCTCGATCATTGCTATCTTGCCCACGAGACTTTTGGTAGAAAGGTGTGCGGAAACAGAACTCTAACTGATCGTTGTTAGTCCCGCCCTTATTTGTTGTCCACACCTTACCAACAGCTATCCCATTGGGGTAGCACATCATGTAAGCGTGTTTATCTATTTCGGGGTAGTTGACATTCACTACTTTGTCCATAACTTTCAAGCCGTACTTGAATTGCATCTCACGCACCAGTGGGAGAACATCTGAGTGAAGCAACTCGTCCAGTTGTTCCTCTGTGCCGAACCCCTCAAGAAAATATCTGCTGAATGTGTATGTCATACGAACTCTCCTTCAATGATTTGTTGTTTCAGCTTGATCGTCACGCCTAGACTTCTGATCTTCTCCAACGCTTGCGGGGTAAGCGTGACTGTCCCTGCTATCCCTGCAAACAACTTGGCTCTCTCGCACATGGGGTAATACTTCACCGCCCCATATACATTCCTTACTTCGATCTTAATTTCGTTAGTCATACTGTTTCACCTCCACTCCATCGACCATGACTGTGTAACCCCACTCACTCGGCGGGTACATCTCGCCGTTGGTGTACTCAACCTTCTTGAACACCTCATCGTTCTGTTTGTATATCTCCTTGTTCAGTCTGCGTTTGAGATTCAAGAACATCGTGTGTGGCATTTCCTCGTGTGAGCTATACCTACCACTACTTGAATCAATGAACTTGCGTAGGTTCCAACGCATGTTGCCAATGTCCCACCCCACCATGTAAAGCATCGCCGCATCAAGCGGTGCGGTGTGAAGCAGTGTCTCGGCCTTCGCTGAATAGTCTGTATGTGATTCAACAATGCCTAGCCCACCCATGTGTTCATTGACCACATCATTCATGGTCTTGACGAACGCCTCGTAGTCCATCGCCTTTGTCATCACTTCAGTCGTCAGGTAGAAGTCTTGGTATCGAGCGAGTAACTCTTTGCCCACCTTGCGATTGACTTTCCTGCCAATGACCGTGATTGGTTTGGTTGGGCGCATAGTTTCACAGTCAACCCGCAAGCCTTGGTAGATTGGTATCGCGCCTCGTGTTCTGTCGTTTCTGAATTTGCCTCCCTGCGCCCCCATCCATATCGTCCCACCCCTGCGTGAGTCAGTAGATA